CGAACTCCGCGAACTTGGAGAATAACATGTCTTGTCCTCGTTGCAGTTCTGATGATTTGTGGGATGATAACCTATGGTGGGGTTGCAACTACTGCGGTTGGGCAATGGGGCCGGACGGACCAACAATGTTTTTTGCCAAGGACAAACCCGGGCTGGCACGGCACCTAAAAGATATACCAACTCCAATGAACATCATTCGCGTCGTACCTGATGATAATAATTCGACTGATACTTAATACAATCTGGGTTCTATGGAAGATACTTAAAGTCTCTGCTATCATACTCTTTCTAGGGGTGGTCATTTTCCTTGCATACGAGTACACAAAGTATGCACGGGATATACCACCCGGGAGCGAATGTGTATGCGGTTCGATGACACAGGGTTATTCTGGTCGGATTGGAAGCCCCCGAAACTAAAGAAGGAAAAAGTACTCAGAACGCCGCCAGACCCAGTCTGGCTGCGGGATGACTACCTTCCGTACCTTGACGAGGCGCTAGAGTTCAACCCACTGAAGTTTAGTGACTCTGATCTTATACAAGCCGCTCTGATGAAAGAGCGGTTGGTATGGGACATTGAGTCTTATCCCAATTACTGGTGTTGCTGCTTCCTGTCTATCGACAGTGGACGTTGCATCTACTTTGAATCTACGGATGAAGAACCGTGGTTCAATAAAAGCAAGCTGGACTGGATTCTAAGAAACTTTCAATTGATCGACTTCAACGGGGAAAAATATGACCGACACATTGCAGCAATTGCAGTCAAATCTCGAACAGACTGTCGCGACTATTGGGACGCTACCCGAAGAATTATTCAGTTCAATGAACCTGGATGGCTGGTTGGACGAGATTACGGAACACGCAAACTCACTATTAATCACATTGACTTGTATGAACTCACCCCTCTTGCACCAAGCCTTAAAACGATGGCAGGACGGTTAGGTTCACCATTGATGATGGACCTCCCGTTCAAGCCGGGAACTGAACTTAGCTACGAGCAATCAAGAATTGTGTTCTGGTATTGCTTCAACGACCTTCGCAATACTTGGTTGCTCTATGCGGCGCATCAAGAGAATATTGAACTTCGCCAGTCGCTCGGGCCGCGCTACCAGTTGGATTTGCGGTCCAAGTCTGATGCACAAATGGCCGAGGCGATTTTCAGGAAAGAAACTTATAGACGCACTGGCCAGACTCCCAAGCCGCCAGACATTAGGCCGTTCAATCGTTTTCGATTCAGAATGCCAGACTGGATCAACTACATGACTCAGGACTTGCAATGGGTTCGCAGAGCAGTCGAAACAACTGAATTCATCATTGGAGAAAACGGCTACATACAAATGCCGGAAGTTCTTGCTGATTTGGTCATTCCAATCGGCGGTGCCTCCTATAAAATGGGCATTGGTGGGTTGCATTCGCAAGAAGAATCGCAGTCAGTCGTTGCTAATTCGCAATACAGGCTTTTCGACTTCGATGTTCCTAGCTATTATCCCAAGCTCATTCTCGGCAGCGGCATGTACCCGCCGTCGATCGGACCAGTCTTTATACCTATCTACCAGTCGATTGTTGATGAACGGCTGGCGGCGAAAGCCAATCACTTCAAAGTCAAAGCAGACGCGTTAAAGATCGTAGTCAACGGTACGTTTGGTAAGACTCTCGATCCCTACTCCATCATGTATTATCCCGAACTCGGGATTCAAACCACAATCAGTGGTCAATTGGCATTGCTGATGTTGATTGAACGCGTGACGCTTGCGGGCTTCAATGTGGTCAGCGCAAATACTGACGGGGTGACGATACGGTGTCCAGCCGAAGCTGAGCGCTTACTTCATCAAATCGTCAAAGGATGGGAGCAGGATAGCGGGCTAGAGTTAGAGCCTACTGAATATGCCGCACTCTATAGCCGCGACGTGAATAATTACATCGCCGTCAAAACAGACGGCACGACGAAGACAAAAGGAGTATTCGGCGAAGCCGGATTGAAGAAGAACCCACAAGTTGAGATATGTTCCGACGCTGTGGTTGCCTATCTCACAAAAGGTATCCCACTCCATGTCACTATCAACGGATGTTTGGACATTAATAAGTTTGTTTCTGTGCGTAATGTCCGTGGCGGTTGTGCTAAGGTATTTCCTGCGCATACTGAATATATTGGGAAAGTCGCACGATGGGCATACTTTGAGGGAGAGACAGGAGAGATAATCACTTGCAACAAAGGGCATCTGGTACCGACGACAGAAAACGCTAGACCAATGATGCGCTATGATGGCGGATTGCCAGCAGGGCTAGATTATGAGTTCTATCATAGGGTGGCTACCGACCATTTGACTTCATTGGGACTGCAATAATCTACCAAAAAACAGATGCAAACTAGATTATCCTGCTTTAAAATAGCTTCATTGGAATTAATCAAGAGATTCCCCGCAAGGGAGTTCGCAAGCCGGGGGCGACAAACTCCGGCATCCTATAGGAGCAGCACAATCATGAAGAAGACCATCCTTGCAGTAGCACTGGCACTGGGTACGGCATCGGCAATGGCAGCTTCGGCTGTCGGCGGTATCGCCGGTTCCACGTCGGGCGCAAACTCGGTCGCGGCAACGGGAGTCGTCGGCAACGGCGCAGCAATCGCTGGTACGACGAACGCGACGCAGGGCACCGCCACGGTCGTCTCGGTTGCCGGTACCTCGGGCAACGGCGGCGCAGCAGGTGTTCAGACGAACGCTGGCACGACGTCGACCGGTCTTTCGGTCGGCGCTCATACCGGTGGCGGTTTCGATCTGACGGGCGGTGCGGCCGGTTCGCAAGCGGGTTCGGCTGGCTTCGGCGCATTCCTCAAGTTCTAAGCTCCACGCGTCTCGGTACCGCCCTTCGGGGCGGTATTGAACTTTAGGAGCAGCGACCATGAAGAAAGCACTGATTGCAGCACTACTCTGTGTCGCAGCTTCGGCCCAAGCACAGAGCGTGACCACCATTGCCACGACTGGAGTTCTCGGAAGCGGGACTTCCATCACTGGACAATCGGTCGCAGCGTTCGGTAATCAGACTCTCACTCTCAACGTTGGGGCTGGCGGTAACAGTCTCTCGTCGGTGAAGACGGGTCCGGGTCCGGGCGTGTCTCTCAGCAGCATGTCAACTAGTCTGTCTGTCGGGGCAACTCTCGGCGGCGGAGTAGGCGGCGCAGGAAGCACAGCGGGAAGTACCGCGGGGCTTGGCCTCTCGTTACCACCGGGGTTTTAAGGACGGAGCCGCCCCACCAGGGGCGGTTATCTTATGAATGGGGTAAACATGAAAAAGACCATCGTATTGACCACATTGGCACTGGCGACAATGACCGCCTTTGGCCAAACTGCTGATTCGGGTTCAAGCTCGAACTCGACTTCAGGATCGACTTCAGGAGCACTCGCAGTTGGCGGGGGCTTGAGCAACGCTACTCTGAACTCGACCATTGGCGGCAATCGCAATGCAAACGCCAATCGTAACACCAACACCAACACTGCACGTGGGGGCAATGGCGGGAACGCAGCCAATACTTCGAACGTGACTGTGAACCTCGGCAGCGCGGCTGGCGACCCGAGCGGCACCGGCGCGAATGCACAGCCAGTAGCAAACGCTCAAGATCCACTTGGTTCAGCGGGCAATCCGCAGACCATCCACGAGAACATCAAGTCTGTCGGAAACCCGGGCGCAATGTCGTTCGGCGTCTCATTCTCACAATACAACTGCGCTAATACCGCGGGTGCAGGCGTGGGTTTTATGGGTGGTGTCGTCCAGCTAGGGGGCGGACTGGAGTCGGCACCATGCAATGCACGGGCCAACGCTTCGGCATTTTTCCAGATCGCACAGACTCTTGCGCAATCGAATCCGCAACTTTCGGCGCAATTATTTCACGCCGCAATACTTTTGATTGGCAACTCGACGAAGGACACGCAGTCCGCGCTCGCGGCGGCTGGGGTTTCTGACTGGGCCGCGGTAACTGGTCCTGCCACATATCCCAAAGCAGACCCGACGCCGATCGTACCACCGCCAGCAGACGTGGGCAAGATTGGACCAGCTATCAGTCAACCACAGGTAGTATCGACGCCCCTCGAATCGTTGCCGCAAGCGCAACCTCTTAGGGTCGAACCGATGCCAGCACAGCCGGATAAGACAGCAAACGAACCGGCCCCTCAAGTGCTTATAAAAAGCACGCCCGAAGCTGACGCTATTACGGCACACGCGGCAGCTATCGCAGCGGCACAGAAGTAACTAGAATACGTGGTGGTCTTTAAGCGACCAACGATATACGCGCATCACTGACCCCGGAGAGCGCAAGTTGGTCGCTCTTTTTCGCGGAGTCCTGTATGAGCAAAGGTACCCACATGGCAAGCCTCGGACCTTGTGCAATTGATACTGTGGCTATTCGTGATTTTTCCTCGCGCCGCTTATCGCGCGAACAGCTTCAGTTCATTTGGAAGATATGCGGGCCATCCGCGGAACTGAACTTGTCTAGAAATCCTCTGTGGATAGCACTCTGCATGGCTTATATCGAAGGTCTACAGCATGGCTCAGAGCTTGCCAAGACCGCTGAGCAACACGGAGAGAACCCACAGGGCAAGGCCCAACGCGATTAGATTAACGCGCGGAATGGGAACAGCAATAGCAGCAAGAATGAATACTACAAGCGCCGCTACCAGAAGAATCATACTGACGGTAATCATACTTCACTCCTTAATGCAACAAATGCGGAGCATTCCCCACATGGGAATCGCTGGCGGGCTTGGCCCCTTGCGCCCGCTCTAACTTCCCGCTCAAATCCCCACCGGTATCATTGAACCTATTGTTGTCCCCCTCCACGTAAACAAACGTGCAACTACTTGTGATGGTGATGATAATGATGGTGATGATGCTTGTGGTGATGATACGTCGACGCATCAACAGCCCCACTCATAAGCAGCAAAAGGCCAGCCATCAATCCAGCAATCCACTTCATAAGACCTCCTAGTTATTAACAAGTTTAGCAACCATAGCTTCCAGTTTTGCAAGGCGTAGCTCCTGAGCTTGAATGATTGATACAAGATAAGGCACCAACCCGATGTAATCAAGTGATTGATATGCGGGTTCTGCTTTACCATCCACATTCGGCTGCATTGCATCCTTTTCGCCATATACCAACTCAGGAACGCTTTCAGCCGCTTCATGAGCTAATAACCCAGTACGTCGTATTTTGTTCTCTTGATCCTTCCGAATAAACGTGACTGGACGCAGTGCCATAATCGCCTTGAGTGCGTCCTTTACTACCACATTCTTTACTTTGTCCTTCAATCGGTAATCGCTTGCTTGCGTCCAGCTACCTGCATAAGTACCCACGCCGCCTTGATAGAATTGGAAATTGGGCGAAGTGTCGCTACCAATAAGAAAACCCACTATCGGCGCAGAACTGGTTGTACCACCTTCATAGCCACCAATCATCGCCAGATGCCGACCGCCCCAACGCGTCCAGCGTATACCGATATAGGCTGACTGGTAATTTGGACAAGAAACGCTATATGCAGCAGTTTGATTTTGCCACGCGTTCCACGAAGTACCGATATCCCCGTTCGTAACAAAAACGCCCGTTCCCGTCCCAACTACTGCAGATTGAACATTACCGCGAGCCGTTATATTACCGTTGTCTGCTACAGTAAAATTAACAGCAGTGTTCGCGCTGTTGACCATTTCAAATGCGGGTATTCCATTGTTCGCCCGCATGTACACCACATAGCCCTGCGATGCCAGATAGAACGCCGGACTCATCTGTGCGCCACTGCTAGTATTGCCAACATATTGCGCACCTGAAACTTGCAGAATATTCTTTATATTGACTTGACCGTTTGAACGGGAAATCGTCAACGGCGAATCAAGCCATGTTCCAGAGTCATTCCACCGATCAATCGAAAAATCTGATCCGCTGTTGCTGCTTTCTGCCGTCTGGTTCGCGCCGACTGCCCAACGATATACACCACTTGACTGCCAGTAGATGCCGCGATAGTTGCCAGCCGTGCCATTCAGCACCATGGTGGCCGCTGGAAATGCAATGACGGGTTGGCTCTGGAATGTGCCAACACCGCTTACCGTCAATGTGCCATTGACCGTATGGGCACCACTGGTCAATGCTCCAACGGTCGCCGCGCCGCTCGACAGCGTTCCCCGAATGGTCGTGTTGCCCGCATCGTTGCAACTGATGTTCCATGCACTGCCAGCCTTGTTGATGAAACCGAATACATCATTAACGCTGTCATAGGCAATATGTGGTCCTGTCGTACCTGCGCCCGCGCCATAGTTGAAATACAATGTGGGTACAGTCGGTGCCTGGAGGTTGATGTTCTGCGCCTTCAAGTTGGTAGTCGCTGTGACATTCGCCGCGGTGATGGCACCCGTAACCGTGAGAGCACCACCAGCCGTAACAGACCCCGGCGTCGATACATTGCCTGACGTGTCACACGTCACCTGTTCGCTGAGGTTGACTAGATTCTGTGCTTGAGTCATTTCAGTCTAGCCTCCAGTTCAACCACGCGAGCCGACAACTCTTTAATCGCTGCGAGCGCAAGCGGAATCAAATCCTGATACCGCAAACCAAGGGTGCCATCTTCAAGTGTATCTACTGCTTCCGGTAATACTTTCTGAACATCCTGTGCAATCACCCCAATCTTCACTCGTTCGGGGTACTTAGGATCAGCATTCTTTGCGAATGAACTGTTTGCTTTCCACAGATATTTAACTGTCCGCAGTGTACCGATTGCATCGACTGCGCCAGTCAAATCTGACTGGATATCCTTCAGCGTCTCATCAGAGTTTGCGCCCCACGCAGTTGCACCCCACGACAGGAACACACCCTGCCCGCTGGCGTTATAGACGCAGAAGGCGTTAGTCGAGTCCGGTCCATTGGCCCAGTAGTTACCAGCTTGCCCATTCGACAGCTTAGTTGGAATAACTGAACTGCCACTAGTGATATAAAGTGGGGCTGCTGTAAGATTGTATTGTGTTCCGTCATAGTACAAATACTTACCATTGCCAGTCGGGCCAAAGTAAATCACACCATTGTTAGTATTGCCACCCCAACCTTGGATAATGACTCCACCGGCTTGAGACAGTATGGTACCGCGTGCTGTCAGATTACCGGCAGCATCGCTGACGCTCATGTTCCACTGGTTGCCAGCCGCATTGATGATACCCATACCCAATGTGGCATCACTGCTGACATAGCCCATACTCGCAGAGCCGTCAGACTTCTGGAAATTCATGTTGTTGCGGCAGATTATCTGTCCGATAGACAAAGTGGTACCGGCAACTGTCAGTCCTCCGCTGATTGTCGCACCCGCACGGGTCCAGAATGCACCCGCATCAGTGATTGACATATTGACTGCGGTATTTGCACTGTTCACCCACTCCATAGAAGTATTGGTGCTGTTCGAGCGAATGTAGGGTGCATAAGTACCCGTCTGGATAATCAAGCCCTGTGGCGTTCCTGCTGGCTGGCTGATGGTCAACGGACCTGTCATGGTATCGCCAGCTTTGGCAACTTTGGTATTGGCACTAGTTTGAACCGCATCCACATACTGCTTAGGCGCAGCACCCAACGCATTAGTCGGATTGCCAGACAGAATCAGCAAACCCGTCATCGTACCGCCAATCATCGGCACTGCGCCAATGTTTGCTAGAGCCGTTGCTGCATTAGCCACATCGGACAGATTGTTGGCTTTCGACAGATAGAGATTCGGATTGATCGAAACTGCTTGCCCCGGTGCCCATACCAGGACTCGATACTGCGTGTTCAATGGCATCGGCGTGGTAAGCTTAATACTCATCCCATCGCTGTCATCATAATCCTTGTTTGCGCCAGTGCCTGAAAGCATGGCACCGCCTACCCACACATCGGCATAGCTAGGCACAAAGCCACCGGGTATCCCAATGGACGTCTGATTGGTAGTCGCTGCACCCTCGACGGTAACTCGAGTGGTAGTCAGTAGTGGGTCGCCAGTCATGTACATTATCTGGACTCCAAAGCTTCAACACGCCGGATCAGATCACGGATGACCGCGGCTTGTATAGCAATGATTTGTTCATAATCAATTGCCAGTTGCATGTCTTTGGGTGACTCGTATCCGTCATCATCAATTTCATACATGAGACCTTCACGCGGCGCAGCGGTCAACATTTCGGTACCGCTTGTGGATTGTTTACCCACATCTTGCGCGATGAACCCGCGTACCAAATGCTCCGTATCCCCATTCTTGAAAAACTGCATAGGCGTCACGTTCTGCACAAACCGATAGGCGTACTCAGTATCAATCGGCACAATGTGGCTCTTAATACGCCGGTCGGAAATGGCCCAACACTGGTTGACAATCGCTGCCTGCGACGGAATATACAGCCCGGCACCTGTAGTGTTATTCGATCCCGTACCTGCGCCGCTCGTATTCAGGAAACCGAACCCGCCACTGATGGTATGAGAAGTTCCACCGTTGATGATGAACTGTCCGTTGCCATCTATCGAATTTGAAAAGTACTGCGTTGTATTGTTCTGATTGACACTGCGGAACACAAAGCCGCCTGCGCCCCCACCACGGTTGTTGACGAAATCCGTTTCACCAACACCATTCGATTCATTCCAGTTGATGTAGGTGCCCTGACCGTAGACGCTCGCACCTCCGTTACCGACTGCGAACAGACCGCCAGCACAATGCATTGCTCCATTGGCTGAAACATCTGCGGCACCAGCAATCTGCCCGGTCGCCGTGATGTTGTTATTCGCATTGAGTGTTCCATTTACAGTCAGACCACCCGCTGCGATGGTATGCCCGGCACGCGTCCACAAGGCACCGGCATCCGTCAACGTCATGTTGACCGCCGTGTTGCCGTTGTTGACCCATTCCATCTGTCCACCGCTCGCATTATTCGAGCGGATGAACGGCGCATAGCCGTTGGCGTTCAGCATCATGCCGGGACTGAACTGACCTGATGTAGCTTGTATCTGGGTAATGCCGTTGATATTGACTGGCCCACCCAAGACCGTGCCTGCGCCCGTCCCGTCAAGCGACAGCCCACCTGTAGCCAGATTCCAGTAGATCGGGCGATAGGTGTTCCATTGTCCGTTCTGGTTGCCACTGGCGGTCTGCATGAAGTACACCGCCGACGCATCCATATGGACCATGAAACCATAGTTGCCGTAGATCAGACGGAGGTTCGCACCGTTCGCATCGAAGTTCGTACCAACGATGCCACCAGCCGGTACCGCCAGACCTGCGTTTGCCGTCAAGAGACCTGTGACGCCTAACGTACCGGCAATGGACGTGTTGCCGTTGTCATCCCAACTGAAAATGGTTTTGCTGTTGGCTGCATTGGTGAAATAGGTAACTTTGGTCGTTATGTTGTAGGCCATAAGCGGGCCTGTTGCACTACCACCATAGAAAATCGGCCACGCGTAGGTCGCATTTTGTGCGCCCATGTAGATCGGACCATTCTGGTTCAATGATGCACTGTTCGTTTCACCCGGCACAGTCAGCGGACCTGTCATCGTGTCACCGGGCCGCTGCACCGCTTGATTGATTTTGGTCTGTGTCGGAGCATCCAGCGAAGTCACCGGAATGGTATTCGGCGGAATGTTCAACGGATAGGGATTCGGTCCGAGATACATTATGATTGCTCCAGTTTGCTCACGATGAAGTCCGCCGTGCCAACATCTAACTGTGCTGTCAGAAAGTCTCCCGGCTGCATGATGATCTTACCTTCACCACCGACGCACGCGAGCGTATTACCCACGGGTACTGGGCCATTCGTAATGATGGAACATTTCGTTGAACCGCGATTGAGCCACACAGAGGCGTGCTGTGCGTTGACGGTCGTATTAGAACAAGTCAAGCCAATTACGGTAGCAGTTGTGGCCGGACTCGTAGGGGCGGTATAGAGCGTCGTAACCGTCTGTCCAACCGCCGGTGCCAATGCTGAGTTCAAGATTGAAGGCATGATTACCCACCGAGTGCGATTGCATATACGATAGCGGTATTATCGGCATACTGCTTTGTCGACGCCCGTAGAGGCAATGTTGGATCACCCGCCAATGTGATCGGACCAGTCATGGTGCCTCCAGATAACGGCAAATAGCTACTCAGAGTAGCGGCTGCTTGCTGGGCATAATATTTAGCGCTGTAGTCGATCCCTTGAACCATGCCTGGTAACTGTACTGCCCATTGCTGCGCGAGCGTTGCACTGTTAGCCGAAGCTGTTGCACTGTTGCCTGATTGCGTTGCACTCGTTGCTGCTGCGCTAGCGGAATTGCCCGCATTCGTTGCGCTAGTATTGGCGTTTGTCGCACTAGCCGCTGCGTTATTCTCGCTAGTCTTAGCGTTTGTTTCGCTAGTCTTCGCATTGGTTGCACTAGTACTTGCTTGGCCCGCACTGTTACCTGCCGCAATAGCTGAGTTCTGTGCATTGGTCGCAGATGTATCTGCGTCGCTTGCACTGGTTGCAGCTTGATTTGCGTAGTTCTGCGATTGCTGTGCGCTGCTAGCGCTCGCACTTGCGCTGCCCGCTGCATTGCTGGCGCTTTGCGCGGCTTGCGCGGCGCTTTGCGCTGCGGCATTCGCCGAGGCTTTCGCGTCGATACTCGATGTAGTAATGAATGACCCGAGGACGCCTTCGAGTCCCTGTATCCCATCACCATCAGTAAGGATCAGCCGTAGGGTTCCCATTTAACCCACCATTGGAGACTGGGCGATTCTAAACCAATCCGGTGGCGACGCAGTAAATTCGCCATTCGGGAAAAACAACGTGAAATCAATACGCGCTTTGCCGACTGGCCATTGACTCGTGTCTGGATAACTTAACGTAATCAAACCGTTAGTCAAATCAACTGGCGTAATCGTCATCTTGCCATACAGTGTCATACCCGATGGATCGTACACGTTAGCTTGCAGCGTGTAATTTGTCAAATCCACAGGTACGCCGTCATCCTGCATCTGGCCGATGAACTGGAAAGTCGTACCGCGGAAATGTGTATACATTTAACCCTCGATCAACTTGGCGTCTTTCATGCCATTGATGACGGGCATAAGCTGCGTCGCAACCAATGTGGTATTCAGCTTGTCCTGCCGATCAATGGACTCGTTGCGGAATGACTCCACCGCCGCCTGTACTCCTCGAGTTTGTCGTGCACCTTCTGTTAGCATGATAGGAAGCCAACGCACCGCGCAATCCCAACAATCCAGATCACCGCCAGTCTGTGGGTCTTTTCCAACAACATGTGCATACCACATGCACTCATGCTCGATGCACGGTTTTTTCAACAACGGGCATTTGGCTTGTTTACTCATGATTTAATGCACACCACGCAATCCGCGAACTTCACTTGCGGAGTAGTAAAAGAGTGAACGTGGCCCGCGCCGCCGCCATTCGCCTGAATGTTTGCATAACCAGTTCCAATGGAGCACCCGGTGCCAGATGCACTCAAATAGCAACCTGTGCCGCTACCGTTAGTTGGATTCTGTCCGCCACGATTTGCACTATAGCCAGTAGCACAAGCAGTCCAGCAACCGTTATTATCTGAACCTGCTTGGGCTGAACCCACATTGGGCAATCCATGTGCGTGACCCGGATCATTGAACCCATGATTGTGACCAGGATCGCCAAACCCGTGCCCGTGACCTGCATCGCCGTGTCCATGTGACGGCATTTCCGATACGGTCAATACATGTGCGTTGTCGTTGAACGTGCCACCGTAGTTCCACGATGACCATGGCGTCGAACCACCGTTGCCCGCACCAGAATTGAAACGCATGGCGCAATCCTGAAACGTTGCACTTGCATCCACAGTCCAGCCAGCCGGTGCAGCCGCTTGTTGAAACACGATACGAGTACCTTGGGGCGCTCCAAGCACCGTGTTAAGCTGATTCAAGTTCACTGCATCAGTACCGGCAGTCCCCGGTGCCAGGTTCTGAATCTTTTGGTTATTCGCATTGACTGGCGTAATCGGAACCGCACCGCCCTGATATAGCTGTGCAATAAATGCAAACGCCGCCTGAAAGTAATCATTGGCGTAAGGACCAACAATCTCCGAACCCTGTGGAGAATTATTCCCAGGTATCGGTGACAGATTGGTTATACTTGATGGGACTGGCATAATTATGACTTAATGCAAATTACACAATCCGCATACTTAACCTGCGGAGTTGTGTAGGTGTGAGAGTGCGCTGCATTACCGCCTGTTGCTTGAATGTTCGCATAACCTGTACCGATACTGATGCTGGCATAGCCGACACCCACATTCGGACTTCCATTCATGCCACCTGTATTTGATCCAGAGGTATAAGGCGTACCGATACCGCCCAACCCGCCGCCACCTGAATACGAAAACTGATTCTGCGCCACATATCCGGCGTAAGCATGTGTATGATCTGACATGGCATGCTGGTGTCCACCATCGCTCGCACCGTGTCCATGACCAGCGTCACCGTGATTATGCGACGCTATTTCAGCCACAGTCAGTTGATGCCCAGCAGTATTAAATTGAGCACCGAAGTTCCACGCACTCCATCCAGTTACACCACCATTGCCAACGCTTTGGTTGAAACGCACCGCGCAGTCAGTGAACGCGGCGTTTGTATCCACAGTCCAATAAGTCGGTGCTGCCGCTTGCTGGAACACTACACGTGTTCCGCTCGGCGCTCCCATAATGGTCAATACTTGCCCAAGCGTAGCTGCATCAGTATTATTGACTCCATTCGCCAAGTTGACAATGGTCTTATTGTTTGCATTCGGTGACGTTAGCGGCAAACCGCCATTGTCGTACAATTGCCGAATGAACGCGAACGCAGCTTGAAAATAGTCGTTCGAGTATGGACCGACAATTTCAGACCCTTGCGGCGAATTGTTGCCGGGAGTCTGAGACAGTTGCGATATACTTGTGGGGACGGGCATTATTTCGCTCCCGCAGCAGACACACCTGCACCGGCCACTCTACTCAGTAAGCCGGGATTATTAAACTGCTGTGCCATCTTGCTGCCCACACTTTGCTGATTCCCTATCTGTTCCAACAGACTAGCTAACTGTTTTGGATTCTGATGCAAGTCCACCATAGACTGTTCGAGCTTACCTTGCATAGCCTTCATACCTTTGCTACCGAGAAATGACGCCGCCGCAAGCGGGAGGTTGCCATGTGCCAACGCTGTCACGAAGCCCATCGGTCCGCCCAACTTGTGCCCAATAATATCGCCAGCCAAACCGCCCCATTGTGGAACAGTACCGTCGCCAGCTTTACTCATGCTGGCTCGGTTGTCGATACTGTTCACAAAATCTCGTGCTGCATTGCCTTCCGCGGTGCCCGCATGTTCAGCATCGAGCAGTCCATCAAACGCCCCGCGCACATTACGTGGAGTAAACGAATTCGATAGATTCAGTTTGTCAATAGCGTCATTCAAAAGACCTTGCCGCTGCACCTTACTCGACAGATCGGTGCCTACGTTAGCCGCTGCTTGCGACTGCCTCATGTACGAGTTTGAGTTCTGACGAATGTAGTTTTGCCAGTTTTGCAACGCAGACTGCGCATCAACCGCGGCTTGGCCTTTGGCCGAGGCGGCGCGTTGCTGCAATGTGTCCAACATCTGCATCTGACCTTCACCGCTCAACCCAGTGAGGTTCGTTCTGGCACCCGCCGCATCGCTACTAAGCGAACGCAACGCATCCATATCAGCGTCAGACACTTTCATTGCGGGGTTAATGAACCCCTTCCTTTGACCTTTCTCAACAGACTTGATGGTACTATTGACTTGACTTGGTACGAGATGACCTTCGTTGTCAAACGCGTTAGCCATCTTCTGTTGAAGAAACTGCATCCGCTCAATCGGACCGCTAGCTTGTGCCCATGCTTTGTTTGCTTCATTGAACTCAGTACTGTGGTTATTCAAAGCCGTACCAAGAATCTTCTTGATACGCAGTGCTGCATTCAAATCTGTTCCAGCCGCCGGATTTTTCGCCAGCGACCCAATGGTATTGTTCAAATCAGAATAGGCGGCTTGTAGTGCCTGAATACTGATTTCCTGTTTCGGAGTCCATTGACCCGGAATTTTTTGAGGTGCCCGAATAGCCTGTGGCCGCACGCCATTGTTGTAATTAGCGAGGTCGTCCAGCCCGTTTTCCCATGCCTGCTGGAACATCGGACGCTTAAACAATTGCGACAGAATTGGGTCATTAGCCGGAATGTATCCGCTAATGTTTCCATACTTTTGCGCAGCGTCAGCAGCACGCGCAGCTTTCATACTCGCCAACTGCTGTGGCGTACCAATTACTTGTTTGACTCGCTTGGCTAGATCACTTTGAATCGCACCATGTGCGTCTTCAAATGCTGTGCTTCCTGCATTGCCCGCTGCAGTCGATGCACCTTTAATTGCATTGCGTGCTTCCGAGTTCGCAGTCAAATTAGCCGCGTCTGCCGCCGATAGCGGTGGCAGTTCACTTGCCACATTGGCCCCAAGATTGTCTTGTGACCGATTGAATGCACTCAGGTTACCTTCAACGTTCGGGTCTTGTGCTGCTTTCAATGCGTCCATACGGGCAACATCGTTGGCTTCATTGACACCTTGGAACACGCCTTTACCCGCTGCAGTACTTGATACAGCGTCCTGACTTGCTGCCAATCCAGTTTGACCCGGTGCAGCTTCCGAAGCTGTCATGTTTACATTGGCATGCGGATTGTTCGCCAATCCAGACCGAATGTCCTGTGCAGCTTGCGCCGGAGTGCTACCAGCGTCTGTGATATCCTTGGCGATTGCCCGCGCGGCTTGCTGCTCCATATCGGTCGAAAAATCGGCCGCGCCCTTTCCAACAAGGCTTGCCACGCCCTTTCCGGCTGCGCCTATGAGCTTTCCCGCTATTGGCCCAGCGGCCCCCAATAGCGCGCCCGTTGAAGCATTGCCACCAGCCGCCTCAGATTGCCCCGCGCCGATTCCGGCACTCAGTGCTGTCTCACCAGCTAGTCCGCCTACGCCACCGGTCATCAAATACGGCGCGACGCTGCCCACAATTCCACCGACTGTGCCGCCCACAGAGTTATCGGCACCTGCCGCTTTTGCTTCGGCTGCGTTCCGTGCAACACCTGCTTCCGCGTCTTTCTGTAGCCAATCGCCCACATCATTCAGTCCGGCTTGCTTGAGTGCGCCACCAACCAAATGTTGCACACCAAGTGCAGTATTGCCGAACTCCTTACCGGCTGCTGCACCAGCGGCTTTCAATTGTCCACCGATACCTTGTACCGCTGGCCCCTGATCGGTAGGCGCAGTCGGCTGTTGCTGAGTTAACTGGTTATTGAACTCATCCATCGACATATAGCCTTTGTCGGCAGTCTGAGTCCCAACTTTACCTCCATTCAATTCATCAATCTGTTGCATAATGGACTTATTAGCCCACGGCCTATTCCCCTGTGGAGTCATAGCCACAGAATTCGGGATGCGGTTTCCACCAGGAGGCGGAACATAAGCCGACATATCCAATGGACCACCAAACGATGGCAAGCCACCGGGAGGCGTAGGTGGTCGTGCTACAACTCGAGTTGGCTGTTGCGGCGTAGCTGGCACAGGTTCGGCTTGTGCAGGTATACGCGCCGGTCCGCCAGATTGACTAGTGCCATCTGTAGTTCCACCCACATCTGTCGCACCCGGCGGTTGAGCCGGAGCTTGTGCAGGCTGAACCGGTGCCGAGACTTGTTTATCGCTGCCACCGAAATCCTGAACATGCTGATCGAAGTTTTGCAAATACTTGAGCGTTTCCATCGGTAGCTTATTCAAATCGCCACCGGCTTTCGCCCACTTATCAGCATTACCAGGACCCCAGTTGTAAGCGATTGCCGCCATATTGGGGTCTTGGTAATGAGTATTCAACGCATTGTAGTAATCGCGCCCAACCCGTGCGCGATCAGCGTCAGTACCATCCCACGGCTTAACGCCATACCCGGGGTCTTTCAACGTTGGCCCCATGGTTTGCATACTGCCTTGCGCGCCGCTGCTTGGATTGGTGATAGTCGACGTGTCACCCTTACCGTGAGACTCAATAGCGTTGATAGCGGCAGTGTAAACATTGCCGTTTCCAGTGCCAATCTGATTGTTCAATGAATTCAACTGCGTCATTGACAGATTGGCTAGATCAGGTGCGCCATTGTCAGCCATTTGGGTGCGTCCGTTTCCAATCAATCGCCGCTTGAATGTCTGCTCTGCTATATTGCTTACCTCCCACATTGATTGTTCCACTCGCCGCCGATGCGACAGCTGCTGGCGTTGCTACCGGTGCTGCTGGCGCGTTTGCTGTAGCGGTCGGCTGAGTAGTGCTGCCTTTGTATTCAGCAATAGGCGTGCCCTTGACTGAGCCATTAACAATCTGGTTAATACTCGTACCTTTTGGATACACGGTGCCATTGATGTTCGTATCACGAATCAAGTCATGCATCGACCCGTTAGTTTCATGAGCGTATGCCGCATTGATCGCAGCCCGGTTTGCAGTTACTTCCTGCAAGTGCCCGTAGGCTTGCAACCATTGCTGCAAACCTTCACTGCTCATGTTGCCAGTGAGACCGTTGTTCAGTACTTTGAACTCGCCTTGCGTAATCCGATTGACACCTTCACCCTTAAACCCTTGCAGATTCGCCTGTTGCAACTCGCGCATAATCTGTGCTTGCAACTGTTGCCCGCCAGCCGGATTACCAGTAACATCAGCCAGATACTTCTGAGCGGTGCCGACCCAACCGGACGGAACCGGCGTATTCTTCAATTGCGTGATGTAATTCTGCGTGCGCGACAACTGCTGGTTAGCATCCTGCGAGGCTTGATCGAATGCGTCCATACGTTTTTGTTGCGCTTCGGGAATCTGAGCGCTAACTTGCTGAGTTGGACCAGTCTGATTGTTGAACTTATCATACGGTGTTTCATACTGATTGCCATACGCATCCGTGGTCTTCTGCCGATACTCAGTTGGCAGACCACCGGCGGCTGGCGGAATGTATCCTGTGGCGTAAGAATACGCGCCCTTGCTCGGGTCGACTTCCTGCAACTTGCTGGACTCGAGTGCGAATTGCCGTGCATTCTGCAACGCTGTTTGCTGCGCTTTTTGCTGCTCAATAGCCGCCGAGCGTTCGTTCTGCACCATCGTCTGGTATTGATTCATACCCGCGATGCCACCCTCACCCACAATTTGAGCAAGGTTCCGCCCACCGCTGTTAGCGGCGAGCATCGTCATACCGGCTGTAATCAGACTTTGGCTGGCTTCTGGACTCAAGTTCTTCATCTTGTCGCCCACATCGCTCAACCCATCCGCAAGCCGTTGCAAGAAACCCTTAGATGTAGCCGGGTCTTGTGCAGCTTGCGGTGCTTGCGCCATAATGTTCTGCAAGATACCTGGGCCAGAACCACTATCCGATGTTCCACCAATCTGATTGCCTTGGTCGTCCAACATCACGCCGGGGGCCATCGGTGGAGCGCCACCCGGTGCTGATGTAAGGTCCGGTCCCGGTGACTGCGTTCCCTGGTCAGGTGACAAGATAGGTGGCTGATTGCCTTGCGCATCAGTTGTCGGCGTATAAACACCCGGAGCATTGAACCCTTGTGGGCCGGGGCCGTTTGGACCGCTTGGCATAGGCGGACGCGCGTCTACACCAGCCCATCGGGCCGGATGCGCCAAGTCAATCGTACTGCCACCGGCGATGTTCTTGATAATGTCGGTAGGCGCAGTAACGATGTTATTCAAGCCAGACGCCAAAGTAGACGCACCCTGTCCTAGCTGAGCGTCAGCTTGCTGGTTTGCCTGCATCATCGCCCGGTCTGCTGGCGTGATTTGGCTTGCTTGGTTCGCTGCGAGCCAGTCTAAGATACCCATGATTCACTCAATGGAACAATGTGGATAGCAAACCAGCTACGCCGCCAACTGCGCCGCCAATAGCAGTTCCTACCCCAGGTACAATCGACCCAATTGCTGCGCCAGTACCCGCGCCTTTGAGCGCAGCGCCCGCCATATTTCCCGCCGAGTTTCCGCTATGCTGCGGGTTGACAGTACCTTGAATGTAACTACCGGCCAGATTGCCGAGTAGCCCCAAACCGCCACCCATAGCAGCACTGCTTAGGCCCAACCCCGTGCCAGCGCCAGTCGCTGCCACATCGCCTACGCCAGCCACAGTTGGGGCCATACCCGCTGTAGCTGACCCGATATCGGCGGCACCAGTGCCCGCGCCAAGTCCTGACAGCGCAGCCGGAGCAGTTGGAGCTACACCTAAGCCAGAACCCAACGCGGCACCAGTATTCGCACCAACGCCAGAAGTTAATCCAGAACCAAGCGTATTCATACCAGCAGCAAGCGGCTGTCGGAACTTCATGAACGCGTCGTTCATTTGTTGCGACGGCGTTGCGTTTGTCTGCCCGCCGCCCTGCCCACCACCGGCCATTGATCCCATTATCGACTCCCAGGCATAACAGCGTTGAGCTTACTGGGAGTGACACCAGGTTGATACGATTGCATCAGAGACAGTAAACTCTGACCCGCATTCGACCCTGTCGCCATCGGCAACGCTACCACAGGAGCGCCGAATGTCTGCGCTCTACCGGGAGTAACGCGACCGCTACCACCTTGAATTTTTTGCTGACCAGTATTGTCCAAGAAAGACTTGATCTTGCCACCGGCTGCAATAGCACCTTCCAATCCACCGCCTCCACCACCGCCAGTTTGCGTACCTGGCATACCAAAACTATAGTTACCATCACCGCCCATCGCATTACTGAAGTTCGGCATAGTCATGCCTGATTGCGTACCAGTCAATCCAGCAGTAGGAGAGCTAGTATCGTTCGCAATAGCACTCTGTATATCATCAGGCAACTTGAAAGCATAAGTGTCGCCACCTTGCGTACCACCCGAACCAGCTTGGATAGCTTGAGATAGGCCACTTTGGTCTACTCCCTTTCCAACAGTATCTTGCCAGTTCTGTAGCCCTGCTGCGGCTTGTGCAGAAGTCGCGCCAGTTTGCCCACCACCGTTCATGAACGAACTCATTTTACGACCCCTTCATGTACGCGCTGTACGCACCTAGGCCCGCAGTCCCGAGACCCATAAGATTACCAAGCGTGTTCGATGTACCAGGCATCTGCTGAGTTACAGACGTACCTGCGCCTGAACCGAGCGCGCCGCTGAGAGCACTGGACAATGTGGAAAGTCCAGCGTAAGGCGCATTGACCTGATTGTACCATTGCTGATACAAAGCGTTGAGTTGATCCTGAGCGTTCTGCTGTGCGGTGCCGCCCGCAGTCATCTGCGCGCCACCGGCGCTAGTTGCGCCCTGCTGAGCCTGATTCGCACCCTGTAGAGAACTCAGGATGCTATTGATGTTGTTGAAGTAATTCTGCGAGCCTAACTGTTGCGTAGCCAGACCCATCTGCGAACCCAACTGCTGATTGGTCAATGCAACCGCGTTCTGCTGTTGAGCAACTTGTTGAGCAGTCTGCGCGGCAGTATTGTACCCCGCGTTGTACATGTTCGCAGTATTAGCTGATAAGGAGTCAGCGAGTTGCTTTTCTTGTGCAGCGGTCGCCTGATCTTGGGCCGAACCTCCGAATGCACCGGCATTACGGAACTGCGCAAGCGTGGTCGGCGCAGTAACGTTACTATAGGCATCGGTGATTTGTTTGTTGGCTCCGGCGACAGATGCAGCCAAATACGGGTTGTTGGCCGGGTCGGTAAACGGATTTGCAACAGTGGATGCTGTGACATCGCCTGTGTACGGGTTCGAGACTTGCGGACCCGACCCTCCAACTAAAGACTGGTAGTAATTTGCAGCCGTGTTCGCCATACTGCCGGCGTTACCAGCCGCTTGATTAATTGTATTGATACCAGCCGATTGTGTTGGGTCCATGCCTGCGACAAGATTGCCGCCGTAGGTTGGCATGGTTTGATTTGACAGATCGGAGCCGCGCTGTAATAGCTGTTGCGCGTATGGCTGTGCCCAACCAGGGAGTTCTGTCGTAGTGGTCTGAGAACCGCCACCGCCGCCACCGCTACTCATTTCGGAACCCCCAAAAAGAAAAAGGCGGCGAACTCGCGTTCGTCGCCCAACCTGGGTAGACCTACTTAATAGCCAATTATAGGCGATTATTTAGGCCGGTTCAACCGGTAGCTCATAAACAATCATCCGGGGCTTAAACCCCAATTCTTCGCCTACCTTTTTCCAGCCGGGGCGCGATGTGCCGAAAGTGATATGCCGCGCACCCACATTCCTACCAAGCTCCAGTAACTCCGGCTTGAACAGATGCATGCAATCGAAACCGGGCTTGTTGTATAGCTGCCACAGGTGCAGGTCCGGCAGGATCAAACGGACTACAGCATGGCCAACCGGTTCGCCGTCCAGCTTGAGGATGAACAACGTGGCCTGATTGGTGAAGCACATTGCATAGACTTCTTCGGGAATGATGTGGTCCGGCGCTTCCGTACTTGCCACATTTTCGCGGATGGACGGCCAAACATCTTTGAGTTTGATAGGCGGTATAGCCTCGACTGCCTTTACGGGGTCGCGGCGTTGGTTCATATCATCTTCGGACATTTTCAAGTTCCTGTGGCGCAGCGGCATGGAACCCATGTTCCAGGTACTCCAGCCGCCACGCAAAGCCAACCGAGTATAACGTACTGACTTCCTGCCGTCCCCGTTACGCTTGGCGCACTGTTGCGAATAAAGTCTCCCTGTGCGTAAGTCGTCTTGGAGTTCGACGGAGGTGGCCCGTTGTTCGCTGACGTGTATGCTGCAACTCTCCCGTCGCTTATACCATTGACCTCGCCCTGAACCATTCTCAAATATTTGGTCATGGCTACGACTATAGACGCAAACGGGCCGCTTACACCGGTTGTTGGTAAGTCGGGATTGGGGAGTCTCATATCGCACCCGCTTGTTCCATACGCGGTAACGCGCCGAGAATTTCATGGTCACCAGTCATAGCAAGCGTCAGTGAGCACCAACGTGTTGAGAAATCGCACGCAATTTCTCCGTCATACCACTGTGGCAGTTGAACATACGTTGCTGGCAAACCTAAAGTCTTGCACAGCGCCACTTGCCCACCACACGTTAGTGGTGCCTGAGTAAAGCGCGGCAAGATGCCTTGAATATAGGTGAAATCGTAATCATCGCCAAACCAACCAGTGGTCAGTGAACTTTGTTTAGACGCTCCTGACAATGATTGATAAGTGTTTGTCGTGTCAAAAACGGCTGGAACGACCGCGGCTTGGGACCAATATGGTGAATTATACGCGACCTGCGGCAGCGTATCCCACGTGGTGACATTAGGTAGTGAACCCATCTGATCCCACGTGATTTGTCCAGAAACCGACTGTGCGGCTACTTCAATATTCAGGTCTGCACGACCGAATTTACCCGTTGCATAGTTGTAAACTAAGCACATATCAGGCATACCAGTCGTATTTTGAATCGAACAGAAATACCAATAAATCAGGAATCGCTGTGGGTCTTTGAACGACTGAACCTGAGCTTGATACATGCTCGACCAATTCGCTCGTAACCATGAATTTACTTCATTTCCAATCGGAACAGGACGCGTACCATCGAAGCTATAAACTTGACAGTCTGAACCGAGAAAAATAATGCTAGTACCGATATTTACTGCGCATTCCTGACACGGCGTGCCGATCTGTGGCGATATCAAGTTCATCGCCCAAATAACCGGCGGACCTTGGTAAGAACCGTAGAACATCGAGAGTTTCTTGAACACAACGATGTTCGTACCAAGCTGTCGACCAGCTGTAATTGGTCCTGGAGTGTCAACAATAACTCCGCGCGCGCATTGAGTGGCTTGTGCTGGCGTCCAGTTCGTTTGGTCATAGAGACCGGAACACCACCAGCCGTTCGGATTCGTGCCATAAGTAGGATCAACTGTATTGAATAGGAATACAAAGCCCTGAACTACTTCAACAATTGACGCCACAGGGGAATTAGCTACTGCACTGAAATTCCCCGCACTGATCGACTGTTGAAGTAGATCGGCCCCATTGACCGCTAGCGAAGCATTGCCAAATTGTGCAAAACGCCACGGGTTACCACCGCCTTTATAAGCACCAGCCGTAGCCGACACGTTATTATTGGCATTACCCACAATTTCCCACAAATCGGTAGCAGTTCCAGCAAACATGCGGTATGCACCGCTCAATAGCTCACAAATAGCCGCGCCAGTAGCAGGCTTACCCAACGCAGGATTGCCATACGGTGTTGGAGTTGACGCGCCACGCATACCGCGCATGGTAGGTACCATATTCACGCAGTCAATAACCGCACCGGGAATAGTGGGGTCGATGCTTGGCGTAAAGCCCTGAAACGGAATGGTAGGCATTATCCCGCCCTGATCGTAAGTGGCCCTTCCTGGTATTGTGACTTTTCGCTATCGTTGATCTTACTAGCGATTGCCATGTCACGCAGCCCCTGCCACTGCTGAGTGCGAACATCATCCCGCATGTAAATGCCCGCGTTAGTCAGTGCGCCAAACAAATATGTGGTAGGACTGTCCTCCAGTAGCCAGTTCGACACATTGATATCGCTCAGAGGTTCAAGAGTAACATAATAGTCGATTTGACAGATAAGACCAAGAGTTGGCACATTAAGCACCAAGTTGTCACCTTCGATCTGAATAGTATTGTATTGAAGGTATGGTGCCACATTATTCGTCGTGTAAGGCGAACCGTTGGCATACGCTCCATCAACATCACTCGGATAGTACTCCATCCTAATACCGTTATACCATGCCTGAATAATACGCTTCCAATCACTCGGTGCTGCGGTGACGTTCTGCATTGCCTTGAAAATGTACGACTCACGCCGAGCTTTGGTATAGACATTATCGTCGAACCATTCTTCGGCAAGGCTGATGAAAGTCGGAATCAGATTGTTCAAATCCTGACGTTTCATATACTGCGCCATCAGTGTTTGCAACTGGGCGTAGTTTTCAATGAGAATCGGAGGACTAGCCATTTTAGACCTCTCCGGGTGTCACACGAAATGCACTCAACGCTGGATCGTTACAAACTTCCTTCATATGCTTCTTGTCGGACCAAAACTCGGCCCACGAAATACCCTTATCGAAGCAATACTTTTCGATCACGATACCAGGGATCAGTGCTTTCAACTGCATTTCATCAGTCCCATGCGCCGATTCATTCTGTTTCAGTTCCTCCAACGCGTCCCAAAAATCAGCGGCGAACTCGACCTTATGGACAACCACGGTCTCGTCTTTATCTGGATTGCTAATGAAGTCCGTGGTTATCTTTTCCATGATTACACCGTTGCAGGTTGAGGTGCGGGTTGCGTCCCTGCGGAAGGTGGCGTGCTTCCGACTTCTGGCGCGACGCCGTCCTTGAACTTTGCTGCTGCTTCCGGTCCTTGCAACATGGCGATAATTTCCGCCTTGGACATGTAGCACATGGCCGAGGGATTGTCCTTGAGAAACGCCTGTACTGCATCCGGCGTACTCAAATCCGGCATTTTCGGCGCATCAGTTGAAGCCGCAGTTTGGTTTTTGTCGCTGGGGGATGCCCAACAAAGCCGATCGGATAGACTTTTTGGATCGACCTCAGGTGTCATCCCAATCGGTTCAACCGGTTCGGTTCGCGGCGGCGTGGGGATCGGATTGGCCGCAGGTGCGGTAGATACAGTCGGGGATGCTCCTGTAGGCGCAGCCGGTGCGGAAAACGGTGTCTTGGTGGTAGTAGCCATTTAAACCTCCTATAATCCAATCTCCATACAAGGAGCTAATATGCAAACTATTAAACCCACAGTTGGACGTAAAATCTGGTTTCACCCGAGCATGAATCACTCGGAAATGAATCAGCTTTCAGACCAGCCGCTCGACGCTACTGTCATCTTCGTCCACGACGATACCTGCATCAACCTACTCGTCATTGACCACATGGGGCATCCACATTTCGTCAGCAAAGCCTACTTGCAACAACCCGGTGGCGAATCAGTTTCCGGCGGTCAATCCTACGCCGAGTGGATGCCTTACCAAGTCAATCAACATCGCGATCAAACAGCACAGCAAGAAGCCAAAGTTCCCCATCACCACAAAGACTAGGCTTTCTTGCTGCCGGGAACCGCGACGAATGTACTTGTCGCCGACGCAATCTTGCCGCTCGTATTTTCAGTCGCAGTAATACTGACTGCTTCAGCCACGGTATCAGACAACGTTACCGTGGCCTGACCGTTCGACAAACTGGTTTGGAGACTGGTTTGATCGAGTACTGCTGAAGCACCCTCGGCCATCGTCACCATTAGAATAACTTCCATCGGATCGCCGTTCTGGTCTTGCGCAGTAAAAGTGACGCTGTTTTTCGTCGTGCCATCGGCAGGACTGCTGTCGGTGCCAGGTACGCCAGTCAATGTGGTAAGCACTGGACTCGTCGGGCCTTGGCCGAATGTATACCATTTACCTCCAATTTTCTGGTAGTACGAGCCGGAATTCACATCGACGCCGACTTGGCCAAGCATACCGATGGATTGATCGGTAGGCGGCCCATCAAACGGCACAATGGGCTGGTAACTGTTGATTGGATAAGCTGCGGGCATGGTGCTCTCCTACGTGTTCGGGAAGTGATTGCCGAGCGCCCGCCCCGCAAAACCCTTCGCGCCGACCGCACGCGGAGTCTTTTTCGGTTTCTGCGACCCTTTCATACCCGGCATTTTCGCAGTCGTATCACCCGGTGCTTTGACTGCGTTCATACCGCTGCTGGGCATGGTATCGTTCGGGAGACTCGGCGGCTTGTTTCCTGAAAAACCGGCCATGATGTTCCCCTACGAGTTGCTGTAGTGGTTCCCGAGTTTCTTGCCCTTACCAAAAGCCTCACCGGGCTGTTGGTTCTTGCCAGAAGTCCCAGAAACCTTGTCAGCTTTGCCACCACCATGCTGTGGCGGCACGCTGTAACCTTTGCCGCTGCTGCCGCTGCTGCCCGCATTGGGCGAAGTTTTCCCTTTCATACTCGGTGCCTTTGGGTCGAATGAAGCCGCCGCACCCTTTTGCTGACCGCGCACGGATGCGTCCTTGCTACTCCCGATGGTGTACTTGCCACCGGCGTTTCCACCACCTTTTGGCATGATATCCCTCACGAAAAAAGACCCGGTTCCGCTGTCCCGTCGTCACCGGGTGGACCTAACTACCGCCATAATCGTTACGTGAGGTCGCGGATTTGCGCACTCGACGCTTCATTGCGTGCTTCAAGTGTGCCTTCATACACGATCTGCCAGTTGCGAGCATCACCGGTTTGAGCCAGTTCAGTCTTTTCGAAACCGCGCAGCGTGGCGAGTGCCCACATTGCAGTGTCGATGCAGTATACCGACTTGTCCGGGGTCACTTGCGCTGCCATGACGCGGTTCGGGATCATTGCCACATTCCCGAAATCACTTGCGTACACGGCGTAGGCCGTTTGCAAGATGGCAGTTTTCCCGTTGCCTTCGACTTCTTGCATACGGGTGGCATTGCCCGCGAATGCGCTGGACAGCACCTTGTCCGACGGCCGCATATGGACTTGCGTCACATTACCGCCAGCCGTATAGGCGTTCATCAACGCGGTCTTGAGCATGGGTTCGGTGAATGCCACAGCCGTGCCAGCTACCGGCGGGGTATTCGTAGGCGGGACCGGAGCGGAACCACCCGCGCCGCCGACATAGTTGGTAGCAATCCAGCCACCGCAGCCGCGAAGTGTACGAGCCACAGTGGTTGATCCAGATACGCTGGTCGTGTTGGAGAGACTTGCCGCTTCGACATCTTTCTTCAGTTCCACGGACTTCTTGGCCGACAGACGCGCGACTTCCTTCGGACCCGCTTTCTTCACCGCTTCCTGCGTATTGGACACCGAAAACGTGTCCTTGATGATCTGAGTGCGGTTGCCGATGCGAGTAGTCGGCGTTTGAGCGACAAAAGTCGCATCTGCGCCTTCAACCGAAGCGTTCTGTGCGTTAGGAGCACGCAACGAATCAGTTTGCCATTCATGGTACACCCCGTCGCAGCCGGTCTTGGCAATGGCGGACGTGAACGGGGTATCCGAAGGGGAAATCATGAAGACTTTGTCGATCAAGTCTTCACGATTGCCCACGGTCGTGTAAGTTGTTACGGTATTTGCAGGCATGATGCCCCCTGTGTAGACTAGCTTTCAAAGAAAGCAGCCAACGTGTTCACACCGGGGTTCTGTTTGAATGCCTTGTCGGCCTTCTGGAGTCTTGCGACTTCCTTCGTGGAGGCAGTAGGCACACCTCTCCCAGCACCCGGACGCTCAACCTGCCGCGCTTGCTGCTGGTTCTTCAACAAACCAGCCTTACGCGCCGCAGCCTGTTTAGCCAACGCTCTGTCATAGAGCATCGCCTTACGGGCGATCAGTACGACCTTAGCGGTATCAATCTGCGCCCGCATTTCGGGTGGCACGCCTTGATCGGCTAGGTACTGATCCAACTCCCGAGCGCCCTGTGCTGCCTTTTGAGGGTCCGACCACTCTGGTAGCGCCTGAATAAGAAGTGCCTTCTGTTCAGCCGCAAACTGAGTCATGGATGCCTGTCGAGCTTCTGCATCACGGCGTTGCAACTCTTGCTGAATACCTCGCGCTTGACTCAGTTCGGTTTGCTTCTGTTCCCAAACGTGTCGTTGCTTGAGATACTCAGTAGGGTCTTCCTCCAGCAGCTTAGCCCAGTTGGGCTGTTGGGTCTGCATAAACTGTTGGGATTGCTGGATATAGTACTCGAGTACTTGTCCCAACTGTTTCTCGCGTTCTGGCAGGATAGCCAACTTTGTTTCGGCGTCCTTTCTGATCGCGGCGGCTTCCTCAAACTTCTTGTTAGCTCCTGCATACTTCTGTGCGTCAGCTTTCAATTGTCCGAAAGTCGTTTGGACCGATGCACCATCAATGTTCAACACAACCACCGTTTCATCCTTGATCGCTCCGGTGTCCTGTGGAGTCTCGGCGTTCAAGTCTAATTCGAGGTCTTCATCACCTGCCGGTACTTCATCACCAACGTGTACTTCTTCACCATCTGGCGTTTCAACTTCAACGCCAGTTTCTACTACTTGGCCTTCGGACTCCCCGTCTGGATTGCCGTCTGCCGGGTCCATAAAGAAGTCATCGAGTTCAGGTTCAGCGCCCGCTTGTGGGGTAGCTGTAGTGGTCTCGGCCATGGTGGACTCCTAAAAATATAATGCAAGTTAATCCTTTTTTCCACCGCTAGGCGATGGTTTAGGCTTTTGGCGTGCCATTTTCTCTTGTGACTTCAACTGTTCCTGCTGCATGTCACTTTGATTCTGGCGGTCTGCTTCATTCTGCGCAGCTTCGTGTTGTCGATCTGCTTCCTGCTGGTTCGCATCGTGTTGTCTATCAGCATTTTGGTGCGCAGAGTCGAGATTTTGCTGACGCATGGCCACTGCCGTATCTGCTGGCATCGAAACGCTACTTCCGTCGATATCATGTAGGACAACTTGCTCGCCTTGACCCGCTGTTTGAGCGTCTGCACCGGCTTTCATCGCCGCTGCTTGCAAATTAGACGCTTGTTGCGCGTAGAATTTCTCGCGTTCCCACGCCTGTTGTTGCTGGAATTGGTCACGTTGACGCTTGTCAAGCAACTGTTCCTTCAAAATCAACATTTGCATGCGATTTTGTGCGTCGCGCTCGTCATTTTGTGCTTGCGCGTTAATCTTCATCTGTTCAATCTGTTGATCGAACTGGAATTTTTGCTGTTCAAGCTGTTGCTGGCCCTGAACTGCGGCCATCTGTGGATTCGGCGGTTGCGGGAACGGCGTTCCGGGCTGAGGTGCAGTAAAATACTGCGATGGGTCGCCGCGCTGCATTGCGCGCACCAAATCCGACAGTGAATTGAACATATTTGCAGGCGTTACAAGCCCGCCTGCAATAGCTTGCTGCTGAACCCCGAGAAGTTGCAAAATTTGGGCGATTAGCGCCGCTTGGTCGCCTGTTCCAAGCCCAATGGTGCACTTCATCGTGTATTTATTGTGCCAAACACGCGGGTCCACATCAGTCCATTTACCGTTCAACTCGAACGCAATGGACTTATCCTGGTGCCGCATGAGCGTTTTCTGCACCAGTTGACACATATCTTTCACACCGCCTTCGCCGAACAGGCGGGCGATGAGCTTAACACGCATATCAGCGCGCTGAGTAATACGAGCAAGACCAGAAGCAGTATGGTTGAGAGTATCGGCATCCATACCCTGCGTGTATTTCGTGACGCCCGACTTCTCTTGAGCGGCGGCGTCGAGATATTCGAGCAGTTGGTATCCACCTTGAGCGTCCGCCATACCTTGTTGAAGTACGCCGACAGCATTCGCCGATTTGACACGAACCACCCCACCCGGTCGATTAGTCAGTAGATCGTTGATGTTGACCTGATTTTCAATCGCCCATGTCCGTCCGTTGATCTGAACATTCATGTTGTCGACTAGAGAGCGCAAAACTCCCGTTTTTGCCAGTTGCATCGGCATTTCGAGGTCGGCAATTGAACGTCCATAGAACAAACCCGGAATGGGGACCGGGCACAACGCCGCAAACGGTGGCCCATCAACCACCACATTTTCCAGTAGTGCGTTACCAGCACGGACGATTTTACGCCACTCGCTGATTCCGTCGCCGTCTGCGTCGATTGGAAGGTAGCATTCGTACAACCATACGAGTCGCATAGACTCGTCGCCGTAATCATCAAATTGAGACGGCTTATAGACTGTTTGGAGCGACTCTCTGGCCCACATGACCTCTGAGGTTTCGACCGTCAGTGCATCATTGTCACTCGTAATCTGGTCCAGATCAATCTCATCGACTCGGTCGCCATACTTGACGCGCAAATCGCTGATGGTTTTTTTCACTCGGTGAGCGCAGAACCCGTCGCTGATACGCTTGGAGCGTTCATCAATCAAGAAATCTTCCGGGTTCATCGACTCGATAGCCACATGTCCGCTACGCTGCGACCTCGTCACTACCACATTGTGCAATTGTGGTAAAGTGGAAACGTCAATCGGTTTCGGCGGTGGCGGTGGCTGCATCGCTGGGCCTTGCGGGGCCATTCCCGGCGGCATCGCACCCGGAGTGCCAGGTGGGCGTGGGCCACCCATCGGTGGAGGTGCGCCACCAGGTGCGCCACCCGGAGCCGGTGGAGGACTTACTCCCATCGGACCCTGTACTGCTCCAGGTTGCGGCGGTGGAAACGGCAAACCTTGTGCCTGTGCCATCGCTTTCGCTTCGTTCCATTGGCGCACTGCATCCTGTTGCTGCTTATATTGCGCCATCGCGGCCCGCTCGGCATTGGGGTCGATGTAACTTGTGAGCTTGGTAATGGTAACTTCGGGGTCATCTGAAATGATAGCCAATTGGCCGTCGTCCAGTTGGTCATACTCTTCACGCGTCACGTCAGTATACTCGTCCCAAAAGACTTTAGCTATACCGACTTTATTCAGCAAGGAGTTTTTAAACCACTCCAAGAAGAACATGAACCCCGGATTGTCCTCCATAATGATCCAGTTGACCAAGTTCGTCATTTGCTGCGCTGCATCCACATCACCAGCCTTGCGTGGACCGTACTTGGTAACACAACCCGATGCGAGGAACATTTCCATCAACGCGGGCATCATCCACTCAATCTGATCCGACACTGTCGTATCGACCAAATTGGACCTGCCCATAATACCAGGAGGCGATAAGTCACCCTCGGCTAGACCGAGATAGTACTGCATCGCCTTGGCTTGTTGAACACTGATTTCAGCACCGAGCCATGTGGTGCTGTTTTTGATACGCGAGCCGAGAATACTGTCTATCTCAGCATCGGTCATCACCAAGTCTTCTTCTTTCAGATTGGTGGGGTCGTCCTTGGCTTCCTGAACGTGTATAATCTGCACTGGCACACCCGGCATCGGAATGTTTCCGGGGTGCGTATCGGGACGCCGGTCGTCTCTAAACAGTTCCTCTAGTTCATCGAGTTCCATGGTGCCGTCCTGAGTTCAGGGCGGGACAGATTAGCCAGTAATCAAACGCGGGTAGTCCAGTTCACGTCCCCAGCCACTCATACCACCCCAGCCTCCACCATGGAAACTGGTATCCATCAGTGGTGCATGGACAGCGGCATAGCGTACCATATCGGACGCGTGGGAGTGTTCATCGTGCTGTGGATGCCCATATTTGTTACGCCTATAGCGTTTTAGGTGCTCCAACAGCTGCTCGCATCTGACCTTGTCAATAAACATCTTCGGCATGGTTTCACGGCAAAGCCTGATGCCGTTTTCCACCCCTAGATTATCCACGATTTCGACCGGCCAGCCATAACCCTGCATCATTTCCTGCGGGGTTTCACTGATGAGGATACCGTGGTTCCGCGCATCATGTGGCATGACAACGATTGCGTTCTCATACCCGCGTCCGCGCAACTCTTCATCGAACCACGACAGCTTCACCCGATTGTTTTCGATGTAATCAACGCACCGGAAGTCCATCACCGTTGCTTGCCATACGCCACAGGTCATGGCGTCATCGAAACCCAAGTCGAAGACTGCATACGGTTGAATCAACGGGTCGAGAGTGAGTAGGCGCGTGCGTTCTTGACGCTCCATCTCCACAATTTCATCGAAGTATATTGCACCCTCGACCGCGGCCAGTGGCATTCCCATCCATACATGCTTGTGCAATATCGGATTGCGGCCAAGCATATGTTGTTCTTCAAGCTGAAGTACTTTCGGGAACCACGGATTCTGGTCGAAGTTCACGAAAAGACTTGCACAAGCTGGTAAACCTTCCTTGATGACCAGTTCATAAATTGGGTCAGTTTCCAGAATGGGGTTCCAGCTAAACCAGATTTGCGAACCCTCGGCACGAATGGTAGGAAAAAGGAGTCGAAGTGACTTGAGAGATACCGACTGTGCCTCCTCGACCCACGCAATATCAATGTCGGCCATTGACTTGATACTATCCACCGTTTCGGCCGTCAGCCCGCGAAAGATGAACGCGCCGCCGGCGTACCTCTTACTGCGTATTTCATTCGTGAGAATGTCGAACTCACTGGTCAAGCCCAACTCGTTAATCTCATTAACCACATTAGCATAGACTGAGTCGCGAATCGACAGTTGAACCTCACGCGTGCAGAGTACTCTCAGTTTCCGCTCTGTCGACTTCATTACGAGCGCGCGAGCGAAGTTTTTCGTTTTGCCGCTGCCGCGCCCGCCGCGCACGCTGATGTAACGCCATTGAGGCTCGAACAAAACTCGAGACCAAGCGGGCATTTTCGCATTCGCGTTAGGTACCGCAACTGGGGCTAGTGATCGTGCCCAAGGTGGCGGAGTTTGTACATTTGCCATGTTCAGGGTTGCTCCCTGCCAGTTGAGCCTATAATAGGTGGACAATAGGAGGAAATCAACATGCCAATGAGTGATGAAGACCGCAGAGCTAGACAGAGCGAGACGTGGGCCGGTGAACGTATGTCGCAGTTCCTGAATGATGAACTCATGCAGAAACATTTTAACGACTTACTTCACGGCTGGCAGAACCAGTGGCTCGACGCACCCACAGTTGAGCAGCGGGAAGAGTTGTGGGCACGCACGCGGGCATTGCGTGACTTTTTGGAGTCCCTGCAATCAGTTATCAACACCGGCGAAATGGCTGCTGTTCAACTGAAACAGGATAACATGGAACGGCGAGGTGAACAAGATGAGTCTTAACTTTGGCGATGCACTCGCCCTTTTGAAGGTAGGCAAACAAGTTGCCCGTGAAGGCTGGAACGGGAAGAATATGTATCTCTACCTGGTGCCGGGCCACATGTTCGCAGTGGACAAGGCAAGACCGCCCCTCGACAAGTTGGCGTCGACTGCAACGGTGAGCTATCGCAGCCACATTGATATGCGCACAGCTCAAGGCGACTTCGTGCCGTGGGTCGCGTCGCAAACAGATCTGCTGGCCGAGGACTGGGTAATTGTGGACGTAGTGGGAGACAATCATGGCAACCGGTAAACAAGTGACGCCCGCATGGGCACAAGACAAGCCGCGGACACCGGTAGAGTTGGAGAACGATGCGGCCGTGCGTGGCATGAAGGAAGGTTCGGGCACATTGGGCGGCTTCGCATTGGGCAACAAGAGTCAGCCCACATTGGTTGGTGAAGGCAACACCTTGCAGCCGGGGGAAAACCCGTTCACCAAAAAGGCACCGGAGCCAGTGGTGGTGCAAGAGGAAGTCATCATCGCGCCCGATGGCACTCCAATGTGGGGCGACTTCGTGAAGTTTGTGATGAAGCACGGCGACCACATTCAACGGGTTGAGTATCCGAATCCACCAAAGAACACGGACATGGAAGAGTTCTTCCGGGGCAAGCCCGTACCCGCAGGAGGTCGGCCCGTGAATGTAATCGACACCCAGTGGAAAGGCATACCTGTCTTCCAAGGTGGAGCCGCACGGATCATGCACGACGTATATGGTTGGGCCACATGGGAGGATTGCCAAACATGAAATGGCGTCGTATCTACCACATTGAATACACCATCAGTGGGCACTGGTGGGTGACGATCTATGAGTGCTTTAGGAGATAGGGGGAAATAGGCATGAGTGAGAACAACTGGAAAGCGGGTGAGAGTGAGGAAGGTTTGGCACCCAGAGACTTCCCGCGCGGTGACGCGTATAATGTGGGAACCGTGGGTGAAGTGGCTGCAAGAGGTCAGCGGGCCGAGTTGATACGACAGATGGAGGCGGACCGGGCGGAAAGGGGCACCCGGAAGGGTTCGCCGAATAGATTGGCGCGGTATGATATCACCGCAAGCGCCAAGGTCTATGGACTGCGTGCGCTGGCCACCATTGTCGAGATTATGGAAGACGCCGAGGAAGCCGCACCCGTGCGACTAGCCGCAGCCAAGGAGGTATTGGACCGGGCGTTTGGACGACCGAAGCAAATCACCGAGATTGGGGGACTGGATGGAGATGAAATCCGTAATCGACTGGTGATTGAGTTCGTGGGCGCGGGGGCGGGGCCATTGCCAAGCAGGGTGGAAAACCGGCCGAAGTCGGAAGTGGATCACAGGTGGAACAGCAAAGTGTTGGAGGAAGGCGTAACTCAGGTGGAGGAAGTTAACCGGGTTGGGGCAAGTGGAGCGGTGGAACCTGCCAGCGATGTGAGTGAAGTGGTGGGAGTGAAACCCAGCTTTGTTAACCCTTGGGCGAAGTAAAGGGATGCGAGCGGTGGAAGATAAGAGATTTTCAGCACTCTTGGGATTCTAGAAATTTTTAACTAATCGGTACTCCACTGACCTGCACAAGGTACCCTAGCAGGGTTTAAGAGGACCCAGTGGCTCTGATTCGGTGTGGTGGGGGTCTCTGGCCCCGTTTTCGCCCGTGTTCGCGGGTCCGGTGGGCGCTCGGTCGCGCCCCCGTTCCTGTTATGTAAACAGTTCACCAATACTGCATCTCGAACGAGTGAAGTGAGTGCTTAAGTCGCTGTGCTTCGGCCCAGTCGCGCGCTTCAGTCTCTGTTCGCTCCCTAATGTCCCATTCGCCATTAGGGCCAAAAGGTCCGTCTATCATCGGGGGTTGCTCGCGGCAATAGTCCCGCACGATTCCGTCGTCATTCTTAATACGAAAGATGATTTGCCAGCATGCCATTTTGTTTGCTCCCTGCATCCGTTGAAAGAGATTCTATTATCGTGAAATTATAGAATTCTCGCAACCTAGGGGAAACCCTAATAGCGCTGTTTCTAGAATTCTGATATTCGCGCATCCGCGCGCATTCCCAAAAAGATTTTAGATTTTTTTCGAAACATAGGGTTTTCCCTAGGTCGCGCGAGCCGATTTAATCTCTAATATTCTATCCATACCAGCGCAATAGGGCGCTAGGCAAAAAATGCAGGGCAATCAAGCCCTAGCGAATTTTTAGGATTATATATCATGGCAAATCGTTCCAATCGTCGCGCCCAAGCCGCTCAAGCCGCTATTGATCCGCAAGCAAGCGCGGATGCAATCATTGCGGAGCAAGCCGCTATCCAAGCCGCTGAGCAAGCGCCGCAAGCCGCTGAGCAAGCCGCAATCGTCGCATGGCCTTTCCCCCGCTCCCCTATCGAAGCGCCTAGCGCGGAGGAAATTGAAGCGGAGCAAGCGGAGGAAAATGAAGCGCTCGCAATGGCGCAGCGCCGCGCGGATGCAATCGCTAATGCCATGCTTGCCGCTGAAAATGCGCCGAGCAATCGCAGCGCCGCGAAGAAAGAATATATTCATCGCTCAAGCATTCTCAAGCCCACGAAAAAAGTTTGGGCAATCGCAGATGCAATGATTGCGCATGCGGATGAAAATAATCTGCCGCGCCCAAGCCGCGCGGAGATTATCGCGGAATGCATTGATCGCGGCATCGCAAGCGGAACGAGCGCGACCCAATATCAGGCATGGAAAAAAGCTATGGGATATTAAAATGCATAGCTTTCAATGGGGCTTCGGCCCCATTTTTTTCGCCCAGCCGATAGCTAAAATCTATCGGCTTTTTGCTTTTCATAGCTCCCGCGCCAATCGCATTTTTAGCCCCGCCAAGCCGCTAGGCATAGAAGCGCATAGGGATATATTGCCAGCGCCGAGCAAGCCGCGCCACGCGCCTAAAAATGCCCCTAGCGCCGATGTTTTGAGCCGAGCAAGCCCCGCATTTTCGCTCGCCAGCCGCGCACTGAATGACAATCGTTCGCATTCCAGTCTGTGAATGCACATCAGTCTCATTCGCCACTCGATTCGCATTCAATGTTACATACATGGTTACTTAGACCGACCCGCTAACCGCACCAACCAGACGCCAAAAATGTACAAGATGAAAACGCAATCGACGTACCGAAAAACATAAACTGGGAAACTGTTTAATAAACACAATTGCCAACTGTTTTCATATTTGTCAGTTTCATTTTCATGTTTTCAAAAAACCCAAAACCAAAACGAGTTTAAACAACTTGGTCTATGAACATAAGTATCTAACCGTGGTCTGCTAACTATTTGTACCACAGTATGTCTGACGGCACGCGGATATCGAGGTACCACACGAGCGCATCGAATGCCGCGCGCCAGTGATGAAAAACCCCGTAGAGATACCCTTGGCTCGCAACAAAGGTTTCGAACTCTTTCTGCACTTTACTTTGCGTACCATGTGCGTTCTTCATTTCTAGAAAGAAGCCGTGATAACCTTTGCGTGCAACAGGTAATAATAAATCCGCAACTCCAGGTTTCACTCCTTCGGCTTTTAACATACTCGCCACCGCCAGGTTTCGGTCACCACCATTCGGTATAGCGAACAACCATTTCAACTCAGGTGCCACTTCCCATAGACGGGGTAAACTCGACAAAAGTGCCGCTTGCTGGCTATGTTCCGATACTCCCGCTATACTGTCTGGATCAGACATGTCTCTCATTTTTCACTTCCTCATCTTGTGTCAAAACCGCCGTACCACAATCACTATGCACGCCCAAGCGCCCACATGGATCACCAGCAGCCGCTCAACTTCGTCACGACCGCAATAATCAGCACCCATGCTATTACCCACAGTACATCATGCTTACTCATTTCATTACATACCCACCAGTTTCATGATCCCATCGCCACTCGCGTCCATCATACTCACTAATCGTGTCATCAAGACTTACTTCACTATGCCTACTCCACTTTATCCACTCTTCTTGCGCAGCTTCCATAACTTTGTCTCGATCCTTGTTAATCTTGATATTGTAAATCCACACCCATCGATCACTGCCATTCAGTCTAACTTGCAATTCCGCATGGCTCGATTGATCGAAATGCACAACAATAATTCTCACATTAGCATCCATGTTTCACCCAGATTATAAAAGTTTAGAATTGCTTAATTAAGCAAGCTAATTTAGGCACTGCTAATTTAAGCGCTGCTAAAATTAAATAAGGGGGGGGGGCAAGCCCCCCCTATCCCCCTAATTTTAGCTATTAGCCCGTGAGTTATTTCAGCAGGTTAACTTCAGCTAATTTCAGCGCTATTTCAGCCGATACAGCTGTGATCCGTTTCCATCAGGTTTTACTTCGATGCGTTTCAGCGAATCCCACTTCTCTAACACTCGGCCCAAACTGGCGACTTTGTTGTTATCTCGGGTGCCGGCAAAATACTCGGTTGCCCATTTTTCCAGCGCCCACATTGGTACCCATTCTCCATGTTGCGCCTTGAGTCCTTTCCACGCGTCAGCCAATTTCACTTCATTCTCACTCGTTCTAAACGCACGTTCTGACTTTGCGCCGTTCATGGGTGCGTCATCTTTGTGAGTGCGTGGGTTGCTTTTCTTCGTGCGACCGCGGCGTGGCGCTTCCTGTGAATGCTCCCAAGGTTTCGCATCTTCGGTTGCATCTACAGCTGATTCCAGCCCGCTCTCAAAAGCAACTGCCAATGAACTGATAGGCTCGTTGTACTCATCCATCCCCACAATGTGGGCATTCAGAGTGAATTGCCGCGACCACTTACTGACTCCATCCTTCACTTTCTCTGCAAACAGTTCACGCCCCATTTCATCGTCAGTTTCGCGTATTTCAATATCTGCGTCGAAATTAGCGTACAAACCTCCCCATCCACGCGGATATCCTGTGGTCTCGCCTGTCTTTGCATCGGGTTTTGTAGAATGGTGAACTACGATGACTGCTGAATTGGTTGCAATGCTTAGATATTTTGCAGCATCGGTAATTGGCTGCATGTCTTCAGACTTAGTTTCGCTGCGTCCACCCATTGCTTGTGCCAGCGTATCAATGATAATCACGCCGTTTAGGTCTTTTAGCGCGTCTGCGATCAACTTCCAGTCTTTTACCAAGTCGACGCCTTGCTCTGAAATCTCCACTCGATTATCGCGCGGATATTGGCGCGCATTCTGGCGCTCCCATGCGAGCACACGCTGCTGCAAACCTTGTACGCCTTCCAGCGAAAAATACCGGACTGGCATAGGTGTAGTTCGCAGGTTCAACCATTTGCGTCCAGTAGCGATTGCCTCCATCATGTCAAGCACAAGGAATGTCTTACCAACCCCGCTCCATCCGTACAGAATTGCTGTTTTGCCTTGTTGCAACATATCTTTGATAACCCATTTCACCGGCGGACGCGATAACAACTCATCAATGCCGAAAAACGTGTTTACAAATGGGTTGAGTGCCGGTAGCTGTCTTGGGAATTGACGTTGGAACTGCTGCGGATATACCACATTGCCATTCGAGTGCTGTACATTGTTGAATGTATTATTCAACATGGTTTGCAATGCCTCGGATGAAACCGCGCGTTCACCAATTTGCTTGTTAGCCAATGCGCGTGCTTTTCTGCACGCGTTCGCCATAAAGTTTGCTGAGTTTGGGTGCCGCGGTTTGCCGTCCTTGAGTCTTTGTCCTAACGGCAGTTTACTGAAGATGTTCCAGATTTGCTGATTTGATGTGGTAAACTCCGCTAGCATGCAAGCGAAAGCGAAATCGGCCACACTTGGGTCGTCACCCCACTCATAAACCCACTCAGAGCTAATGAGCTTCAAAAACTTGTCGTGATACTTGGAATTGCAAAGTTGTTCGTACAGCCACATATCGTCAACTGATGGGCCGTCGGGTTCGTCCGGTAGGTCGTGGTGCACTCCACCGCACCATTGCACCAAATACTGCAAGTTGTGATCGTCGTGTCCAATTGGCAACTTTTTTAGCGTATCGCCAGTCATCAGAATGAATCTGTCCTGACTGTATACTTCAATATTTTCGTGTCTACAGCCACCACCAATATCGCCCAACAATACCACATGAATGCCTTGACCGCTCACGGATACTTCGATGTATGTATCCATTTCCTGCGCGGCTTGTATGCGCTCAGCATGGAGCGGCAATCCCTGTTTGTTATCTACATCAATAATTGCATAGGGATCGCTACTTGAAAGGCAAAAGCCCGGCCATACGCGACCTGGATACTGACTCGCGTAAAAATGGGCTTTGCCGAAGCTACTCCAGTTGTCAGGATTTGTGTGTCCACCGGGGAGTGTCGTACCGTTTACGCTAAACGGTGCTTTGTCAACTCCACAAACCATCCAATGCGGTATGTTCTGTAATTCATTCGGTATCTCCATCCATTGCTCTGGATTCCAGTGCATTTTCGGTTGTCCAGGTTGAGGCTATACGTTCAGTTTGCTCCCCGAAAGACATTCGTACAGTCGCTCGATTTTGTCCACGGCCGGAAATTTTGTTCCATTGTGGCCGCCCTTCAGTGCCATCAACCACGGATAGCCAACATCGGCTTCTCTGCAAATCTGTGCAGCACCCTTATTGGTCTTATAAAGCAGGTCCATGGTCTTATCCAGCAGTTTGCAACCGGTCATGTTGCCCATATCATTCCTCATTTCATGAAAATTTCATCTTAGCAAGTCTGCTTGATGTTCGCTAGAAATATATCCCAGTATTTTGAACAGGCGTCCTAGCGCGCCTATCTCAGCTATATTATAATAGCATTCTCTCGCTTAATTCAAGAGTTAGACTGCTCTACTGAACCAAAAGACTCATTGTTTATGGTGAGTTTCTAAATCGCTCCTATATAATTATATCTATGGCGCGGCATTGGCTAGCGCCCCAATCGCAAGACTGAACAGGAGATAGCGATGACTGATAAACTCAAACAATGGATCGAGACCAGCGATCATAGCTGGGCCGTTCGTATGCGCGATGTGCTTGCGCAATATGGTTCGCTGACGCAAAAGCAACTCGATGTTTCTTTTCGTATCATGCACGAATTGCAACAGCCGAAGGCCGAAGCAAAAGAACTGAACATCGGCGCAATCGAAGAAGCATTCAAGCGCGCGAAACTGGTCGTGAAACGCCCCAAGATGACCTTGAAGCATTTCACCTTCAAATGCGCACCGGAACATGGCAAGAACCCGGGCGCTATCTACATCACTGACACTGATAATAACGACCAATATCTCGGCAAAGTGCTGAACGGCTTTCTGACGCAATCGCGCGACTGCACTGAGCAGCAATTGCACGAAATCCAACAAATCGCAGCAGACCCCAAGCAAGCCGCTATTGCTTATGGCAAGGAATGGGGAATTTGTTGCGTTTGCAACCGCACGCTGACTGACCCGATTTCCGTACAAAACGGCATCGGCCCTATCTGCGCTGAACGCTTCGGCTGGAACTGAAGCAAACTTAATCTGACTATTCAGGATAGAAACATGAAGAAAGTACTTATCATTGCGCTTCTCGCGCAACTGACTGGCTGCGCTGCATTCTGCAACAGCGAAGACCAAGGTTGCATCAACAAGATGAACGCCGTATCAGCGGGCATTGCCGCGGTAGGTGTCGCTACATTGGGTGCTGCCGCAGCATATGAAGCAAGCAAGCCGAGCGTGGTTTATGTGCGCCCTGCTCCCGTTTATGTTTGCAACGGATGGGGATACTGCCATTATGTCTACTAAACCGGATTGGAGCGACCTGGAATCGCTACGCGCGCTGCGCCGCGATTGGATGACATACTCGCGCGATTTGCGGGAGTATGTGGACTGCAAGGTCGCACCGGAAGTCATCGTACATGATGATGGCACTATTCATATCTCTGGCGAGGATGGATTGTACTGGTGCGACTACTATGGCGAATTGAACGGCGGATTGCCCTATATCGCACCGATTCTCGAACAATGGGCCGCTGAACGCGGTTTCTATTGGGAATGGGATCACCCTGGTTCTATTTGCTTGAGTTGGTGAACCATGCGTTTCCTAATCAAAACGATACTCACATTGTGGGCAATCATCCTGCTAATCAGGATTTGTTTAGCGCTCACACCTATCGCATACTTGATCCTTTCTCACTTCGGTATCGTACCCAAATGAAACTGATCCTCGCACTCGCGCTCTGCGCATCTATATCCGCGCAAGCCGAAGACATTAATGTCTATATCAACCCGCAGAATTATACCGCTCAGCAACTGCAACGGCATGCTGATGACATGAATCGGCGAATCGAAGATGGACGCAGAAATGTGGACGCACTGGACGACCACATTTTTCAGCGCTCGCAAGCTCAATACAATCAAATGCAACAGAATGCATGGAATTGGGCGCGCGGCCAACGCGACTAGAAAACGCTTGCAATACCGATCCGCTGGCTTTATAATATCCTATAAATTGATTTTTAGGAGGCAATATGAGCAAGCATTATACAGAGGATGTACGGGCAGGCGGACCGACCCAGATTCATCCGAACAATGACACTGGCGGCATTCTGTGGTTCGACTGCAATGAAGTGATTGCAGAATGCGGACCGGAAGAATCGCACCAATTGCATCTGACTCGCCCGCTCACTGACGATGAACACGATCAGTTCGACAATCTGCTCGGCGGGCATGGACCCTGTATGTACAACGACGATGGCGACCGCTGGTGGATCGACTGTGGCGTTTGCACTTGCTCTGCTGCTGCTTATCTGCTTTCTCTGCGAGGCTAAACATGTTACACGCAATCGGACTTTTCATCGTACTTTGCATGGGCGCTTCCATGCTGGAAGACCATATTAAAGACATCGTTCGCAAGGAACAGAAGAAATGAACTTCGATAAAGCAACTCTCGAAGCGAAAATGCTTGCAAACGGGCATTTTACCGAGGAAGAATTTGCATACCAGGTGGGTGAACTGGCGCGCGATTTCTTCAAGAACCAAGGCTATGGCTATGTGGGCGAAACTCCCGGCCCGCTGACTTACACTGATCTAATGAACGGATTGGCTACTTATATCAAGGAGAATTGCCTGTGATACTCGAACTCTCAAACGAACAAGCTATCGCTCTGCAACTCTTCATTGAGCGCTACAATCGCGGCCATTCGGTTCTTCTGAAACAAGTGCAAGACCGAATCGAGCACGAAGACAAGCAAGAACAGAAATTCGACCAGATGCACGACCTGGCCGAGCACTTCGCCGCTGACAACAGCTATTCCGACTTTGAGGGAATGGCCGATCCCGCAGAAGTACTGAAAGTTTGCCGCGATCCCGAATCGGGCAAATACGTGTGGGACGACATTAAGCTCGACCGACCCGAGCAAAGCGACATTAACCGTTCGCTGCTGCTCCATTATCTCTACACGCGCGCAGACACTTATCAGGTATCTGATCTGAGCTACAAGGATGCCTGCAACTTTTGGGAATTACTCATGATTGCGACGCAATCGCGCCGATTCTCGAAAGTGACTGACGATCAAATCAAACTGCTTGAACAAGGAACTGAAGAATGAAAAATGTTGAATGGACTCATCTGACACCGGCTACGGCCAAATTCTCGACTGAAGCCAGCACCATTGGCTTGCGACCGGGCGAATGGCCACATCATCTGGACACTGCTCTCGGCAATGGCCAGCCGCTTATCCGCCAATATCGGGAAGGCGACGGCTATCTGTACCGACAGCGCGGAAGCGACTTTCAAGTGTACGTTATCAACGACTGACATGGAGCGAAAGATGATACAAGACTTGCTGGAGCTACAAGAGCAACAGGCATTGCGGGAGCTACTGACACTCCAAGAAATACGGGAGCGCAAAGACCGCTTGGCGCGACGAGAGCAATTGGACAAACGATTGCTACAGGTACTCAAGGACCGGCGAGAGTTTCTGGGCCTATGGGTGCAACTGGTACTTAAGGAGAATAAAGACGTACAGGTGCCATTGGCGCAACTGGGGAGGCGGGACCGGCGAGCGTATAGAGTAACTAGAGACTGTTGGGCGATACAAGTCCAACTGGGAGAACTGGTGCAATTGGAGCAACAAGTGCTACATGGGCTACTAGTGCGACGAGAGCTACAAGTCTTACCGGTACATTGACATGAATACAACTGAGCGTATTGGGTGGGATAACTCCTGTAATAAGGGAATTAAGTTTACCGTTGAGTCTAGTTATAACGGCCAATGGCACAGATTGTTCATAGCCGAAGTCTTTATCGGATATGTGGAAAAGTATGATCGCAGCTATTGGAGATTTGCGCCAGTTATCGGCGGCCCAACTGGCCGGTTCAATCATGGGCAAGAATGCCTAGATTGGGTTATCAACCAAATCACGATTAACAACCGACTAGGAGACCGCTGAAAACAGGTGAGATGACTAGAAAAATCGGCTAGAATTATCTATATTCAATCAATGGAGGGTAAGACAATGGAACGGGGCACATTCGTAAAAGTACTGGAATTGCCGAAGTGCGACATTTGCGGCGAAACTGCAAAATATGACGCCGCTTCGTTGGACGGCCGTTGGGGTTACTTCTGTAAAGAGCACTTCGATAGCCATACGCGCGGCATGCTTGGCACCGGCTATGGACAAGAACTCATTCTGGAGACCAAGGAATGACTATCATCAAGCACTCCGAGGCATCCGAGAATTCGCCGGACTGGCAAGAAGTACTTGACGATGCGCACCCGGGCGATATTACCCCCGGCGATGGACGCATTTTCGTTCTCACGCGCGCTCTCGAACCGCGCGAAGCACTGCCGATTTCCGATCTGGAATTGGCAGTTACCTGTGATATCGACTTCGGTTGGCTCAATGGAGAGCCATCTGTTCGTGTCGACCAACCGCTTGTGCTAATCGTGCAAGCCTACTTGCATTCATTGAACTAACAGGAGAGCATCAACATGGCATTCGCTACCAACGCTCAAGGCACGCCAATTCGCCACATTTCCGGCGGGCGAGAATTGCGCCAATATCAGGGATACTGGTATGTGCGCCTGACGGCGAAGGAACTGGACGAATACCCGGGTGTGAACTGGAGCGGCTACGTTCTAGTCCACAAATGGAAATGGTGGTTGAAATACGGCGAGTGGTTCGGCCAGCACGAAGCGCGCTATCGCTACCTCGACGGCGATACCAACAATATCCGAATCACCAATATCTGCGTTCTGGAAGTCGGCACTGGAACATGGCTGTAATCGTCAAATTTGGACATATCGGCGGGGTCCACTCAGACCCCATCGTATGCAAGAGCCGCACTGATGCCGCCACATTGGCGGCTAACCTCGCTTTCGTACACGGAGGATATTCCTCAGACGCGCATAACGAACGCTTCTGGACGCTGGACAATACCACGAAACGGATTAATTGGGAAACCCGAGATAAATCCTACTTCATCGAAGTCTATAGACAAGATAAATGAAACCGCTTTCAACTTCCGCCATTCGCATATTCGCCCTTATCAGCGCAAATGTAGGCAATTTAGGCCATATCCACATACGCGTTTTGATGCACATTTTAAAGGCGCCGAAATCGGAAGTTGAGTGCGCGATCATTGAGTTGTTGTCGCACGAATACATTCATTACAACATTGATACACAGTATATTCACCTGGTAAAGACCAAAACAAGGAGCAAAACATCATGACAATGGTATGGGAATTTTTGGACCCGCGCATGACTGAAGACGCACTCGGATTCATCCCTGAATTTTTCAACGATGAAGACCCGCGTTGTGCACGCGATCAAATTGACAGCGCGTATGTGAGCGGCTGGCATTCGTTCAAAGGGTTTGAAATGGACTCGAAAACGCGCGCGCTGAAATATCCCGAAGACCCGGCATTGCCACCGCTGGCGCGCTCTATGATGCGCGATGAACTGATCCTGTTCTACGATTGCGCATGGGTGGCTATCGTACAGAAGGATGGCACTTTTGATGTAGCACGCATCGACTAACAACAAGGAGCAGAACATGTCCCTCAAAATGGTTCACTTGCACTCAATCCGCTGGCCCGATGGTATCGAAATCGGAGTCTTCGAGAACCATACGGATCGAGACGACGTGATCGAGAAATTCACTGGTATGTGGAACTCCGATCCTGAAATGTTGGAACTCGGCAAGCCGCCGATCAGCAAACTGGACATTCTGGTAAACGCGGACCAGACGTTTGAACAGACTCGCGAGTATGTCCATAAAGCGGTGCGGAACTTGTTGATTCGCACAGCAGTTGAAGGATTCCTGCACGATATGTTCTGCCCCTGTATGGACCACGAACAAGAAGAAGAACGCGACTAGAGAACTCTTGAGTAAAATCGTGGTCTAGGATAATATAAGCGCTAGGGCAATTTTGCCCTAGCCTATAGGAGATAAACATGCGTGTGATCGTTTTTGCTGAGAACTTCGAGTGCAGCCATTCCGAGATTCAACAAATGATTGACGACCGGGTTTCGCCAGCCCCCGCAATCGTCGGTATTCAGGAAATCTGGTGGGATGGTCAAGATTCGCCGTCTGTCAATCAGGAAAACGAGTCGTGGCTCAGTATGGGTCTGACGATCAAGGGGCTGGAAGAGTTCACGCAAGCCGAGTTGAATGTTTTCACGACGTATCTGTTCTGCGAAGGCCAGTATTTGACCCGCGAGCAGCTACACGAGAAAGAACCGCAAGCAAGCACGCATTAATGCTTGCATAGGATTCTGTTTTAGGATATTATATAGCCATGCGCTAGGGAATTCCCCCTAGCGCGATTTTTCAGGATACAGACCATGAACGAAGAACGCGTACTGAACAAGATTCAAAAGCTGCTGGCACTGGCTAACGACCTGCGCGGCAATGAAACCGAGCGCGACACCGCGCTGCGCCAAGCCTACGCACTCATGGCGAAGCACAACATCGAACTGGCCGACATGGAAGCGCACGGCCGCAAGATCGAAGAAGAACGTATCAACTTCACCAACGACAGCTGGAGTTGGACCTGGGCGCGACAAACGAGCATGATTGTTGCAGAACTCTTTTTCTGCAAATATTATACTTCGTACAAAATCAACGGCACGCAATGCCGTCACCATTTCGTCGGACGCGAATCGAACGCGATGACGGCCGCTGCGATGGCAAACTGGATCGTGAACGCGATTCTCAAGGAAGGACGCAAAATCTACAAGCAGAATACTGCTCCGGGTACGCGCGCCTTCGCAATCGGCGCGATGCAGAAACTCAACGAACGCGTCAAACAGATCATTGCACAGACGCAGCACGAAGCCACTCCCGGCAATGCACTCGTTCTGGCGAACCTCTATATCACCGAGGCAGACGCCAATGAAGAACTCATGCCGGAAAATCTCCGCACACGCAAAGCACGACGCACGAGCGTAGACATGAATGCCTACGCGCGCGGGCAAGCCTTCGGCGCTGGAATCAATTTGAACCGCCAAGTTGGCGAAGAAGCCCGCAAACTGAAGTAACCACATGGGAGCCGCTGAAAAGCGGCTTTTGTCTATGGCTGGTATGAAGTTTGATAGCTGGCTGGGTTACGATGACAACTACAAATCTAACGAAGAAACTCGCCACATGTACCAAGCTACATGGAACAGCATGTGCTGGCTCCCATGTGGTCATCTCAACTTGACTTCTCTGCTTGTGCTTATCGCGCCGGAACCCACCTTGTACTCAAAAGAAACGACGGAGTTTATCTATCATGTCAAATAATTACAATACCATTCCGCGAGACATTTACCCGATGTTGGACTTCATTACTGAGACAGCGACGACAATGCTCAAGGATAAAGAATACTTGCAGCCGGTTTGGTTTCTTATCAACCGAGCGGATGGAAACATGATTCCAGTTATGTCCAACTTTTTCGATCATGGAGACAAACATGCTATAGCACAATTCGTTCGTCACATCGTCAAACAAGAGAAAGCGGACGCGGTCATTTTTCTGGCCGAGGCGTTCAGCAATCCGGGTCGAGAAGACATAATTTCAATAACGGTCGAGACCTATGATGGAATATGGGTGGCTGGCCCTGTCGTTACTGGTCAGCCTGGCGAGTGTCGCAAACTTGCTTCGATTAACTTCGAAGCATTGGACGCAATCGGGGGAGACCTCGGGAACTATCTCCCACCCCGAAACAAAAACGAGATCAACTGATGGACTCACTAATTCGAACACTGCAGAATGCACAGGAGCATCTAAGGAATGCCCGTGCGGATGCGGTTGAAGTACATGTCAAAATACAAGAAGTAGTCGACTTCATTCAATACAATGAAACGTTGACTCCGAAAACTGGCTACATGCATCCGTCTATTATACAAGAAATTAAACAGAAGCTGGCTGATATACAGAAGTATATTGGTGCGCATTAGCGGATAATCGGCTATAATCCTATTTAGATTTTTGGAGAAAAATTATGGCAGCGCCTCGACCCACAATAGATATTGAACAGACGAAAGAACTTGATTCGCTCGTCGGCGAATGGTTCGACCTGAGCCAAAAACTGGCAAGCATCAAGCAATTGGAAGCCGAGGCGCGCGACAAGCTGTTCTCGTACTTCTACAAGCCCGATGATCCCAAACGCAATGTGGGTGGGACGGAAAAGTTCGGAATGCCGGGCGGATGGACGCTAGAAGTTGAACGGCGTATCAATTGGAAAGTGGATGAAGCCGCGCTACCGGCTTGTTTGGAAGCAATCAACGAGCTAAAAGCCGATCCTGAAACTGGTGAAGAACCGACGGTCGATGCGTGCATCAAATTCAAGCCCACTTTCAGCGAAAGCGGCTATAGAGCATTGCGCGATGATGTTAGAACGATTCTGGATGGGGCACTGGAACATAAGCCCGGACAGCCAGCCATCACACTCAATCGCCCAAAGCAATAATGGAGCACATCAACACACAGATTTTCCTTGCATGGTGCGAATACCGGCAATGGCATGCTGAGTGGGGTGGACAGGGCGTCGTTCGGGAATTTGCCGAATGGCGCACCATCATGTTGCGACATTATTCGCTGATACATATGTGGCTGAATCAAGGAGTTGGAAGACATGACCAAAATGACAGAGATATTCGAACGACAGGGGGTAGCATTAGACCAAGAATCATACGCCGAAGCTAAAACAGCGCGGCGCGCGAAGAATATCGCCGCTGCACACGAAGTTCTTACTCGTAATGGTATTCCTTACGTGGAACTGGACAACCAAATTTTTCGTGTCGAATGCGAAAAGGGACTGATCTATTACCATCCGCCCACTGGCGAATGGAAGGAAGTCAGTAACGAACTCGGGCATCGTGGATTTGGTATTCGGAACCTCGTGAGGCACATAAAAGGCGAAGTAAAATGATTACAACGAGACTGGTGTATGACTGGCTTTATACCTATAAGATGATTGGAGCGCATCCCGATCATATGGCGTTGCGCGCGCGTGTAGACGCTCGACTAGCAGCGCTCAAACAAAAGGGAAAACTCTATGAATCGCCCGATGAACGCGTTTCCCGGACAGCTGAAGCCACCTGCGCCGGTCTCTCAGCAACCGCAGCAGCAGGCACCAGCGGCCAATCTGATGTGGTCGACAATTGGGGAACAAGCCACTGACAGTGGCATCAAAACGCTGGTTTACGGACAAGCTGGCGTGGGCAAAACGGTATTATGTGCTACGCTGCCCATGCCTATCGTGTTCGTTAATGCGGAAAGCGGCGCGCTATCCCTGCGTGAACAGAATTTGTTCAAGATTTTCGTTGAACATCATGGGATGCACCCCGATCTGGCAACAGATCGGGCGAAACTGGTGGCTAAATCGCCAAGCGTGCTAGTGCGTAATGGAGCGGAGTTGCGACGAGTGCATGAAGACTTGCTTCGCAATCCGACCCATTACAAATCGGTAGCATTAGACAGCCTTTCGGAAATTGCCGAGGCAATGTTGGCATCAATTATACCAACAACGACGAATCTACAAAAAGCATACGGAGAAATGGCGGCAACTGTGGACGAATATGTTCGCAAATTCAGGAATGGATTGGTGGGCAAACACGTCTGCTTTACTGCCAAAATGGAACCGACGAAAGATGAAGTAACTGGCGTTATCAAATGGGGTCCATCTTTCCCCGGTCAACAGCTTGGCAAATTATCGCCATACTGGTTAGATGAAACTTTCTTTATGGGAGTATGGACCGATCCGACGAACCAGCAGCCATCACAGCGCTTTTTGCTAACTCAACCAGATCAGAATTACACCGCAAAGGATCGCAGTGGAGCACTGAATCTGATGGAACAACCCGATCTATCGTACATTATCGAAAAGATCACCACATCTTGAGGACCATATGGACCAGAGTCTTTTGGCATTCCCGTTCGATGCCACTCAGTACGAGCCGTATGTCGGCGGCTTCAAAATTTACGAAGCCGGTACCTATGTCATGGCGATCACAGACATGGTGCCGCAACTCGTGAAAGGCGACGCCAGTAGTGGTTTGCTGCGCGTGGAATACACCATCGCAAGCGAACCCCACCAGAATGAGAAATTTATCGAGTTTCTCAACCTGTGGAATCAAAGCGATGCAGCACGCGAAATCGCACTGCGTCAGCTTTCCTCGATTTGCTATGCTGTTGGAAGACTGCAAGTCGAGAACCTGGCCGAATTGGCGAATCAGTGGATGCTGGTAGAAATTGACTACCAGGAAGCTGTTCAAGGCGGAATTGATGCCGCAGGTCGCGACATTAAGCCACAACCGGCCCGTAACCGGGTCGTGCGGCGCTCCCCTTATGAGCAGCAAGCCGCAGCCCAAGCCCAGCCACATATCCCTCAACAGGGCGGATTTACGCCCAATCACAATGCAGCAGCAGCGGCGCAAGCCCCCGCCATGCATAGCCCTATGCAGCAAGCCGCGCCCGCTCAGCAAGCCCCGCAGCAAGCCCCGCAGCGGCAAACTCCGCCCCCATTCGCAGCGCGCGGAAATGGCGCAGCAGGGCCGGTCCAGACTGCTCCCGCTGCACAGCAGCAGACCGTAGCGGCGCAACCCATGCAGGGCACGCAAGCAGTTCCGCCTTGGCAACAGCGTTGAGGATGGAAGGGGGAAACCCCTTCCTACCACATTATGCCCGAAGTTATTTTAGCTACCCAAACTCTTGAGGCGATAGATGCGGCCATATACCGGGATCAGGGGCGCATGTTCAGACACCATCTACGCGAGCATATACTTGATGTTGATGATGCGTACAACGACGAAGAACACGACCGATTCCGTACCCACCTGGGCATTAGTATGTCGGGCCGCGAATGTGCCCGTGAGCTATGGTATCAGTTCAGATGGGCAACTGAAACTGTACTCAGTGGCAAGACTCTTCGACTATTCAACCGGGGCCACCTTGAAGAAGCCCGTTTTGTCGCAATGCTTCGTACCATTGGGTGCGAACTATGGCGGGAGGAAGCACCTGGTAAGCAGTTTCGCGTATCATTGTACGGCGGCCATTATGGCTCAGCCATTGACGGGGTGGTTCTCGGCATACCTGAAATGCCTACGGTTCCGCTACTTGCTGAGTTCAAAACACACAACGATAAATCGTTCAAGAAACTAGCAGGGGAGAAAGACTCAAGTGGTCAAATTTTGGTTCCTGCCGCAGGTGTTCGCAAAGCTAAAGTCGAACACTACGCACAGATGCAGCAATACATCGGCTATTATAAACTTGAAGCCGGGTTGTACGGAGCCGTTAACAAAGACACCGATGAACTCTACTTCGAAATTGTTCCCTATGACCGACCCACAGACGAAGGGTATCGGGAACGGTCGCACCGCATCATGTGGGCCAACGAAGCGCCGACGCGCATTAGTCCAAATCCGACGTTCTGGAAATGCCGTTTTTGCGACCAACGGCGTGTATGCCACTACGACGCGACACCAGCGTTTAATTGCCGTACATGCGCAGCTAGTCGACCTCTTGACGATGGCACCTGGTGGTGTAATACGCATCAAGCTACCCTCGACAAAAAACGACAGCTATCCGGTTGTCCTGACTGGCAGCAGCACCAGAGTTTCGGATCATGAAAAAATATACATCAGAATTCGAACGCGCATTGAAAGAATTCATTCAGTACGATCCAGAAACTGGAATCCTGCGATGGATAAAACGGCCTGGTCAACGAGTAAATGTGGAAGACGTTATAGGATCACCAACTAAAGATGGTCATTTACAAATGTCTTTTAGAGGACAAAAATTAATAGTCCATCGAGTTGCTTGGTTTTTATATTACGGTTATTGGCCTACTGAAGTAGATCATTGGGATACCAATGGGTTCAACAACGCTTTATGGAATTTGCGAGACGCTGACCATAAGATCAACGCAGAAAATAAACGTCGAGCAAATATAAATAATAGAACTCAACTTTTAGGAGTTCATTTTCGTACTGATTGTTTAGCAAATCCATACAGAGCTATCATCGGACTTAATGGAAAAACAGTTTCATTGGGTCAATATGCTACTGCGGAAGAAGCCCATTGGGCTTACATTGAAGCTAAACGGAAATTGCATGCTGGAAACACTTTGTAGGAGGCTACCGTGCCTAAAACGTTCGCTTCACAAGCCCAAGCCCGTTTGTTTCACGCGGCTACCGAGAAACCAATCAAAGGTCTCAAGCAATCAGTGGCAAAGAAGGTGGTGAAAGAGAC